CATCATCTCCGCCACCACCTCCACCACCTCCGCCATCGTCTCCACCACCACCTCTTCCACCTCCGCCACCACCTCCGCCTCCGCCATCATCTCCGCCACCACCCCCACCTCTTCCTCCACCTCCTGGGGTTAGTCCTAGTCCTACTCCTACTAATGCCAACACGATTGCTGGTGCTATAGATGTTGTTATTTGTATAGATACTAGTTTTAAGTATCCATTACAGAATTGGACACAATTTAAAGATGAGTTATATAAATTTATTTATGACACTAATAGCAGAGCAGATTTTGCTAACGATAAAGTAAGAATTGGTATCACTACCAACTTTAATGAATATCCTCTGACCTCAAACTATAATGCTTTATTACAAAATCTAAATAATATTTCTTTTGATTCGCCGCCACCGCCTTTCCCTCCTCCTCCTCCCGGCGTTGAATTTCCTAAGTTTTATACATTTCGCTTAAAACATCAACTGCAAAAAGCAAAAACACAACTAAACAATTCAAAGATTTGTAATAAATTAATCGTTGTTGCTACTCCTGCTTTCAGTACAGACATTGTACAAGAATCACTAGCTATCGACGAAGCAAAAGCAATTAATAAGTTAACAGTAAATGATGGAACATCTTACTATCCTTATAGTATTAAGATGATTAGCGCATATAGTCCTTTAAGTAAATATCCAAAAACGCCATCAAATAATACTAAATTACAAATTATATATGACCAATCTACAGCAAAAAATGGAGGAGCTTCGTGGTTACAATATGAAAATTTATGGAACTACGGCTATGGAACTAATAGTACTACCGGTATTAATACGGTGGTTCCGACTTTAAGATACTTTATCACAAATATGGTATCAATATCTCCTACTCCTACTCCAACACCTACTCCTACAGCAACACCAATACCTTTGCCTGGGGGTATACCTAATAACATAGCAGGATGTAACGGCGAAGCATTTTTTGTAGATTGTCTTCCTACAGAAATAGCTGTTGGTAATTCTATAGATGACTATGCTAATATTTGGACACCTACTAATATTACGCTTAAAAAAGGCGACACAATCAGAATATCCTCTAGAGGATGTATGTGTTCAGAAAGCGTTGCTTTACAAAATATTAATAATCAAGATTTACAATTAGACGACGAAACACTAGTTCTTACAGAAGATGCTGATAGCTTATGTTCAGATTTTACAGGAGTACCAGGATCTAATGTTAATAGATTGTATGGTACGATTTTACCGGATGGAGTTAAGCCTAGTATTATTAATCAATTTGATATTGATCTTGGACCAAATATGGCAGGAGGAACAGCGGTAAGTAAAATAACTAAACCTGGAACTGGTAAATTGTGGTTGCTGCCTTATGCTCCAAGCTATAGTAACACAAATGCTTATAAATTTTGTGCTTCTATTTATGTAGACGCATTTTTTGCTACTCCAACAGCTACTCCAACAATCACCCCTACACCTACTGTCACTCCTAGTATTACTCCAACAATATCATTAACTCCATCTATTACTCCTTCTAATAGCCCAACTGTTACGGTTACTCCTACTGTTACACCTACACTCACAATTAGCAGTACTCCTACTTTGACCCCCACTCCTACTTTAGCGGGATGTAATCTTGAAATATCATCTTTAGCATTAAATGATAGTAGTATGTCTATTATAGATGAGGGCCAAAACCATATATATGTTGCTGATGGTTATGACGGAATCAAAATAGTTAAGAATCATGGCAGTACTTTAGAATTATTAAAATACGTTAATAAAGGACAAAATATAGATAAAATAGCAGTTGACTTTAGTTTAAGAAAACTTTGTGCTGGCTACAATAAACAGATAGATATAATATCAATTGCAACTCCTGCTACGGCCTCCGTTTCTGCTACAATAGATCTGTCTTCTGTACTTACTGGTGGCACAGATAAAATAACAGATATTAAAGTTTTAGAGTCTCATAATACTGCTTATGTTATCTCTAAGCTAGGTGTATTTGTTGCGATTAATCTTGCTACTAATTCTATCATTAATAGTTCTACTTTAGTTAGTAGTGTTAATTACGATTTCAATTCACTAGACATAGCAACTTATCCTAATTATGATTATGTTTATGTAGCATTAAGAGGCTCTACAGGTGGAGGAATTTACAGAGTAGAAGCCGACACTCTTACAGTAAGTAATGTTACTTCAGTAGCTATATTAGCACCCAGTTCAACATATAGTTATGTGTATCCAAAATCTATAGCCGTTATTGGTAATTATGCTTATTTAGCGATTACTACGGGTAATGTAATAATATTCAAATTAGATCCTTTTACACTAATGTCTAGTCTTGAAATTAAGACAGCTGGGACTGCTGTAAATATTACTAAGTCTTGGGAAGATCAATATCTATTTATTGCAGACTCTCAACAAGGATATACTATAGCTAATGTAGCAGATGTTGATAACATACATCTCAACTCTGTAGATAACCACAATACGGTTTCTAATGTCGATATGTCTTCTGATGCTACTAAATTAGTTTTGTCACAAGGATATAAAGGCATCACTGTTGTAAAAAGTTGTGTTGGTAATTTTAGACCTACTCCAACTTCAACCCCAACCCCTACAATTACGCCTACAAATACAGTTACTCCTACCGTCACTATTACTGCAACACCTACTGTTACACCTACTATTACTGCTACTCCTACGGTTACTCCATCTTTAACTCCTACAATTTCTTTAACACCATCTAATACTCCTACTAACACAGTTACTCCTACTATTCCAACAACATTGACACCAACCCCAACAAATACTCCTACTTCATCACCAACACCAACCCTAACAGTAACTTCGAGTGTTACTCCTACTGTTACTGCTACTAAGACACCAACACCAACATTAACGCCTACACATACAACCACTCCTACTATTACTCAAACGGTTACGCCAAGTCATACCTCTACGCCTACAACAACACCTACTAGCACCCCGACACCAACTATTACTTTGGTTGATAGAACCAATAGGGCTAATTATAATAGCACAGCTTCTTGGGGGAGCGGCTCTCGTATTACTACTGTAGGAACCAATGGTGGAACTAGTTATTATGGCTGCTATGATTTTTCTGGACTTTTATTTGAATGGCTAGATGATGAGCCTTCTTCATTATATAAATGGGTAAGGGGCGGAGCATATACATCTGCTTTATTTTATATAAGCAAAGCGTTTAGAAGTATACAATCTCCAGTAGCGCATTCACAATATACTGGATTTAGAGTATCTGCAAAAACTACATCCTCAGACTTAATAGATTTTGTTACTGTATCAAATATAGACAATGCTAATGATAGCACAGGATTTGGTGCTGTATCTTACGAATACAAAATAGGTAAATATCAAATTACCAATGCTCAATATGTAGACTTTCTTAATGCTGTAGCTACGACAGATCTTTATGGTCTATATCGTGTATATATGGGAACAGAACCTGATGGAGGAATAACTAGACATGGATCATCAGGTACTTATGTTTATACCTATAGGAATTATATGCAAAATAAGCCAGTAAATCATGTCAATTGGTTTGATTGTGCAAGATATTGCAATTGGTTACATAACGGCAAACCCACAGGTTCACAGATAAGTTCTACTACAGAAGCCGGGGCATATACCTTAAACGGTGCTATTGCTGGTATTATAGATAAAAATACGGACGCCAAATATTATATTCCAACAGAAGATGAATTTGTCAAAGCGGCATACTATAATAATTCGATATATTATGATTATGGTACCCAATCAAATACTGCGCCTTCTGCTGTTACAGCTAGTCCAGATGGCGACGGATTATTTTAGAACATATATAGGATAATAAAACAATATGGTATATAATAAATTTGAATTACCTGATTCAACAGTTGAGATACAGTCTGATGCTCCTAGAGATCCTACTGTTATAATAGAATTTAATGGTAGTGGCATACACAAGATTGCTGGGCCAACTCCGCAATTTGCATTTAGTACTAGCTACAATAGATCTTCTGTAGGACAATTAGATAGTGTTGATAGAAAAATCACACTAGAAGGTCAAATAGTAAGATCTGCAAATCCATCATTTTCATTTCCTGTAGTACCAGATCAATCTGGAGTAAAGGGATTAACAGGCGCACACGAAGCATTAAAAGCTTTATTTTCTGAATGTAGTGCTGGTACTCTTGCCATGTATTGCGACGGAAACCTGTTTTTTGAAAAACATAATGTTAGAGTAGACAGTATAGAATTTAATAGTAGCGACAATAATTTTATACAAGTTGCTGAATATTCTGTTGGGTTAAGTTTCTTTGAAGCAGGATCTCATGGATATGCTGTTAAGAGCACATCAGATGACTGGAGTATAGAACCTTTAGATGAAATTGTTCATCAAGATTTTACTATAACAGAAGCAGATGCTGGTGGAGAATTGCATAATCCTTCAAGAGATTCAATTGGGGGAGGCAGACAGACTCCAACTGATAATACCGTCATTAATTTTTCCTCTATTCCTAGATATAAAATTTCTAGAAAATTATCTGCCGCTGGATTACCTAATACTGGAGTTGGTAGTGGCTGTACAGATGTTGGTGTTAATACATCATACCTAGAAGCTAAAGGTTGGGTAGAATCAAAACTAGGAACCGCCTATAATGGATCGAGTAATGATAGTTCTGTTTTAAGTAGTGGATTACCATTTTTCACTGACTCTCCTGACTATGGTAGTATGAAAGGAACAACGTTCTTATATAATCATGTAAGAACTACTAATTTTAGTATTTCTGAAGGTGTGTATTCTGTTAATGAAACATGGTTAGCAATGCCAACAGGAGTTAGATTTTTAGAAAACTATGATATTGATGTTTCTACAGATGCAAGTTTTATAAAAACAGTTAGTGTCAAAGGAGAGATACAAGGTCTTTATTTAAAAGAAATGACTGCTTTAACTGGAGAAAATTTAACTCCTAACAGTAGTGGTCTTATTGAAATTGACAATGACAACACGAAACAAGCTACCTTGCCAAACGGATCATTGCCTGCTGCTTCTCCTTTTGGTAACGAAACTAGTAAAAAGAATCTAGTATCCAAAAATAAATTTGAGAATGCCCTTAGTGGCTATGTGGATCACGTTAAACCATTTTTATATCAAAGAGCTAATATAGGATTAAATAATAGATATTATAAGAAATATTGGTTAGACGAAACCACTAGTCAAAATAATACTGTTTCTTCTGGTGATGATGTTATTCCTAACGCTCCACAAATTAGAAATCCAATTTATGTTAAAGAACAACAGTTAAATGTTATTCCTATCAGTACAAGCGAGGCCCATAATATACAAAAAGGCAGTATTAGCTATAATTATCAGTTTGATAACAAAAGAAATATTTGTACTGGTGTATTAAGTTCTAATGTTACTGTAGATACAAATTTTCCTACAGATGTATTTGCTGAAGCTTTTGTTTTAGGAAGAGCACTTGGTCCAGTTTTACAAAATTTAGGAACAATAACTTCTGCTAAAAAAAGTATAAGTATAGAGGTTAAAGTTATACCCCCTAGAGATATAGATGGATATAGTATGAATAATGTAACCTGTCCTCTATATGTGGGCGGGAACATATATCAAACTATTACTGGCATCGCTAATTCTCTTAAACCTTATGGAGATCAAACAACAGCTTTGGGATATAAGAACGATAGTGTAAATAATAAAGGACACGTTTACACATCAACAGATTCAGAAAATTGGAATCCCATAGATGGGTCTTATAGTCTACAACTTTCGTTTACTTATCAACCATGTAATCTCAGTCAATCTTTTAGGACTTAGGAATGTATAAATGCCAACTCAGCCGTGCAACAACAATAAAAAGATAGCACAAACTTTATTTCTTGGTGCTAGTGTTGCTAATTTTAATACTAGTTTAGGATGGGGAGATCAATCCTCACAGTTAACCGTTAATCTTATAGAAGATAAAGCCTCTGGTTTTTGTAATACTAGTGGAGGAGCACTATTTGCTCAATTCCCTAATTCAAGAGAGGTTTCTCCTAATCATTATCATAATTGTATTAATGATGATTGTTATATGTTGTCTGATGGTAAACCTTTTAATTCAAAAAATAATGACTATAAAGATAGACAATTATTAGGTAAAGTTTATTACCAGTTTTATGATGATCCTCCTGTGATTCCGACAACAGGAAAAACAAATGCCGTGCTGTCAAATTACTGGACGCTTCCAGATCCAGGATTTATTGGTGCAGAAACAGCAATCAACAGAGATGGTACTACTATAGAAAGATATGATCCTACAGGAGCAAGTCTTAATCCTGGTTATGATATTATTAATTGTCCTGTATATTTTAGAGTTGGAGATTTTAGTTTTGGCGGATTAGTTCAGTCTTGGACAACATCAGCTTCTAATTCTGGTGAAACCATAACCGTTAATATTCAAGATATGAAATCTTTGTTGTCTGAATGTTATATTATTTTGGGTAAATTTTCTGGTGCTGTATTTAGCAAAATAAAAAACTCCGAGAGTTTTTATGGAAAACCACATAATTGGGTAGGAGACAATGTAGATTACTTAGGCAGGCTTTATAATGGCAATACTCCCAACGTTTTTAATGTTTATGGTTTTTTAGAATCTTTTGGAGCAAATAGTTTTGGTGCTGCTAATCTTAATCAAAATGGTATTTCCGCCAATAAAGTAATAGACGCTTTAAGTGTATTAGCGGGCAATGTAGATACAGACTCTAGTATTTTTAATCCTGCCCAAACAGGTTATGCTCAGAAAAGTGCTTTTTCTCCTTTTGGTAGAATATTATCTAAAACACCACAAGCATATGATACTTATGTTAATATTAGTACTGGTTTTGGTAAGTTTGGAATAGTACCTCCTACGACATCTTTAGCAGATGGCGTCGATAGAAGTGAGTTTGTTTTAGATTTAAGTGAAATTCCTAGACTACCAGACGATTTTAGAATAGCTGAGCCTGTAATGAGTATTACTGACTTCATTACTAGAATAGCTGACGAATCTGGATTTGACTTTTTAGTAGATTATTCTCCTATAAGTTATAATAGTAAGATTACTAATGTTATTAAAATAAAAGTCGTATCTAGAAACAGTCAACCAGTGCCTAATCAAATTAGTAATACTGTAAAAAATCTTTCTTGTAATGGTTTCTTAATTTCTTCTAATAGCATAGGTAAAGAAAAAAATAATACAAATTTAAAAAGCATTGTTATTGGAGGCAATCAAAAAAGATTATTACAAATTAAATCCAATAGACTTGCTTATACTCAAACTAATTTAATATTTAATCCTACTACTTTAGAATTTGTGAATTATGACACATTAGGCAATAGTCCTACGGCATCAAATAAATTTGCACATGGTAAATACAGATTTCCTTCTGCATTTTCTACTAATAATATAGACTTATCTAAACAAGTTAATCCTAATCAGGAAGATAGGTATAATGCTGAAGACACATTTACTGATATTGTTACTGGTTCTGACGAGGGAGATAAAGATACTTTATATAACGACTCTATGCTTGGTGGAGCAGAATCTGATCCTACACAAGGAAATTATTGGAAGACTATTGAAATTGATCAATCAGACCCTATAAGTCTTAATAATCCAGGTAGCGCAAGAGATAGTGTCGTTGGAAATGGCTTTAGATGGTTTCCTTTGTTTAAAGATGCTATCTGTCCCTTTTTTGGATATGTGAGAGAAGAAGAGCTTAAAGTAGATACAGAAGATAAAAATACAGACTTTCGAGTTCCAAGACCTGTTTATCTAGATACTTGGACAGGACAGCTAGCTGTTATTGTTAGACTGCATGAATTGCCAGAAATAAGCATACCTTTAAATACAAACTTTTCATTAGAGGGACAACAATGTGTTCTAATTTCAGAAAGTGAAATAAGATCTGCTCTAGTAGGCTTCGATAATTTTTTAGTCTATTCTTTAGCTAAACAATATCGTCCTGATCTTTTAGAATCTTTAAGACTAAGTCATAGAACTAAATATTTTAACAAATTGATAGCTGAAAGAACTAATTCAGCAGAAGCTGCTGCTATGGCTAATAAAAAATATGATTGGTTCTGGAGACAAATCCATGGAAACATAGCTGGTCCAGATGGTCAACCTATCGAGATAGCTCCTGCTAAGAATGATGGATCATCTTATATAGACGAAAAGGCTATGCAAGATTTACAAATATTACATCAGTTTATTAGTACTCTTGCTGGATATTATGGTAAACAGTACATGGTGTCTTTACCAAATTTACAGTCTTATAGAGATCAACAATATGCTGATATTACTCTAAATACAGAATATGGAGATGCTATTGTTTTTCAAGGTGGGGGAGAAATTTTTTATAATTATGAACCAACTGATGCTGCTTGGGAAGAACCAGGGAACGCTATAGATAATACTATTTCTGTAGGAGGTGCTAATTATTATGCTTTGGCTGAAAAAGATGGTAAAATAGGCCCTGTTTTAGGATATAATTCTAATAAATATTTTGATTATACTAAAAAAGAAATGTGTCGATTTGCTCAATCTGTTTTTAATCAGAATAGAGCAGACTTAACTGATCAAAAAATTAATCCTGCTTGGAGTTATGATATATTTGATGAATTATTAACAATGAAAGACCAGCAATGTCCTGATAATGGTTTTATTTTTAATAGTATTAATTTAGCAAGTATACCGACTACAGAATATATCAACATTAGTGCCGGAGGTGCTGCGAAAGATGCTTTTGCTCAATCTATGGCAAGTACACCTTTACAGAAATGTTATTTAAAAGCACAAGCTAATCCGCAAATAGCATATCTTAATCCTAAAAATTTCTATTTCCCTAAAGCTATTGTTACATCTCCAGGATTAACTCTTAATACATCCAGTAGTCAATATAATCAAGATCCTAATAGGACAGTAATAACCAATGTATCTACTGAAGATCTAATTATTTATTTAAAAACAACAAATAAAAAATATTGGGACTATGAATTTATAGGCTATTTATTATATTATGTTAGTCCTGCTTTTAGAAATCAATTCTACGGTAATTTTGCTGTCTCTAGTAATGAATCAGCTACGCATGTTGAAATAGCGCCAAAAGCTGCACATCCGTTTTTTGCAGCAATCCCCATAGAATTAAAAAATTATGTATATGGACCTTGGGCTAATAATGTTTATGTTGATTATTTAAGAGATCCTCAAGCTGTTTTTCCAGATGGAGTAACGGTTAAAACAGGAGATGGATTTCCGCCAACATGCACAACAGACTCCTCAACGGTCAATGACGAACAAGCAAAAAATATTATAGATAATTTAATTGGTCCCATGAACATAGAAGTCGATGAAGAATTAGTTCCTTGGAATTTCGGTGGTGCTGGTTTTATGGATAAAGTAGCTAATCTTAAAGCATATTCAAAACTAAACTATCAGAGTATAATAGAAACTGCTCAAATAAAAATGCCCGGAATCCCGATCTTTGATATAGGTTCAAGTTTTGACACTACTACTTTTAATAATGTAGCAATTAATTTTGGTAGCTATATTAGTAATAAAACATATACATATAACGACGTTAAGTTCGGCAATAATACTTTAGATAATTATGATGGTTTTGATTTGCCCAATTCTTTAAGCACATTATATTCTTTTAACCCACCTAGTGCTCCTAAGACCGAAACATATAACTATACTACAATTGCTCTTAAGACACCATTAGCTAGTCCTAGTACAGTTATTAGTAATATACAGGTTAATGTGGGGAACGGAGCTATTGAAACCACATACTCTTTAAGAACTTATACCAAGAAATTATCTCTATTTAATAAAACAGAAGTAGACAGGGCGGCAAAACAAGGAAGAGAAGGAATATCAAGAAATAAACAAATAGCCAGCATATCACAACAAAATAATAACAATTTAATACAACAGTTTAAAACTAGAGAAGATCAGAGAATAAATAGTGCTAATAAGAATTTTGATAGTATAGGCTTTAGTAGTAAATTATTTGGATGGAGTCCTACAACAGTTTTGGTGGGTCAGGCTTCTCCATATTTAAAGTCTCTAAACACTTTTCCTACTTTTATACCTCCTAGTTCTGAATATGTATTTCCTGATGAATTTGGATCTTTAGGCTCAGATAATAAAACATATACTTTGCCTACGAGTAAATCTATTGGTGATGACGATGACTCTAGGTCTGCTGCTTTAATTCAAGGAGAAAGTACCCATGTTCCTACTTTATTAAATAGCAGTAAGTTTAGAGTTGATGTTGGTATGTATGACGTTAAAGAAGTTAGGACACAATTAAGTTCTGATTATGGTTTGCAATCTGCTATGAGTTTAGACGGTTTATTATCTCCTGTTTCTTTTTATCCAACATTTAAAAGAAGTACTTTTAGTTATAGCAAATATGATCTGAACAGCTGTCCATTTTGTAAAGGTACCAAAAAAATAAAATCAGAATATAAATTCTATATTAGCGGTAGTGAGAAAAAAATTGTAGATTTTGTATATTGTGACTATTGTGCTAGAAGAGATGAAAATCTTAAGTACAAGTTAACAGCAGGTGCTAGTAGTGCTTCTTCAGAAGTATTACCTCCATATGTTATTACAAATGAAACAAGCCAATCTGTTCTAGAATTATTTAAAGGACTAAGTGGTGGAGGCAGTTCTTCCAGTACTGCTGGGGATAAACCCGAAATTAATCTTGCTACTTTAAATCCAATCTTAGTCGGTGATGGAGATTTTCGTAATACAAATACCCAAAACTATGTTGGTAAGCATCCAGATGGCAAACATGAAGAATTGTTTTTTGGAAATACTCCTAGACCTTTTAAGGATAGATCTAGACATGGTATAGAAATAGTGGCTAGAGGAGCTGTTGTTCAAAATAGTTTAGAAATTAGCAGTTCTAAATATGAATATCAATATGATTCAGACTTTAATCCAGATTATCATAGCAGAGATTTGGAATTAAATAAAAGTGTTAAGGCAGCAGGGGCAATACCAACATTAAAAGATTATCAGATGAATCAAAGGTTCTTAGGATTAAGAGGACCACTAGTGATGCATGCTTGGGGATACGACAAAGAAGGATATCCTGTTCCTAACGCTGCTGATGAGCCAAGACTGATTGATCAATTAGGAAGACCTAAAAGATTTAAATTAAAAATAAAACAAGGCTACCCTAAAAAGATAGCATATTCTGAATTAGCTAATGGATCAGCATATGCAAGCGGTAATGGTATTATAACAAAAGGTGAAGAGTCAACACCTCCAGAAGATGAGACAGAAGTACAGCATTATGTTTATGAAAACGACTTGGAAAATAATGGAGGTTTCCTAGATGCCAGCATGACAGGAGAAGATAGGATGACTGGTTTTCAGGGAGATATTATTAGCAAGACACAATCTTTTGATAATGGTAAATGGTCAGAAAAGACTAAATTAAAAGAATTTTACTTAAATTTTGGAGAACGTCCTGATTTATGGCCAGTTGGACCAATTGATCTGCGATGGGATGAAGATAGACATGTTTGGAGTGTTCCTGTAGACGTTACTGTATACAAGATGGTTTATGTGACTTTAGAAGAGAATATGATAAAAGCAGCAGATTATTTTGATGAGACATTACCCGCTAGAGGATTTTTAGATGAATTAGAATATAGACAAGAACCGTTGCCTAATAATGCTAGGAGATTAGTATATGTAAGAGATAAAAGTGGTTATACCGCACCTAGAGGAGCAAAATTATTATGCAGATATGATACAGGCTCAGGATATTACGAGCCAGTATCTAAACCTTCTTTTAGTGCATATGGAGTTTTACTAGATGATAATCAGGCTACAATAGACATGGATTATGCTCAAGGTAAAGTAGCAGGTTCTGTACCAACTATGCAAGTTAAATATGATAATAAATTTAATGAGACTTTTAGTATAAATGCTAAAGCATTTTTTAATTTTAATGGAGGCAAGTGGATATTAATTCGCGCTGGATATTAATTAACTTAGGATAAATATGTCATCTTTTTTTAATAACTACATGGTAAATGATTTAGAATCTTATAATTTACCACCTGATGCTAGTGTTATAAATTTCCCTGAAGGATTTAGTGGCGACGTATCTATAAATACAGAGTGGCTACTAAGCCAAATGCAAAACACTAGTGTTGATAGAGAAGGGTGGAGACCAATATGGGTGACATTAGGTAGTTCGAATGTTACTACAAAAACCATTAATAGGAATCTAACAGAATCAAAATCTATACTTGGCTGTGAAAGGTTTTTAAGTTTCCAGCCCAAATTTCGTGAGTGGCAAGTTAAGTCTGGTTTTCCTAATATGTCATTAGATTGGCACTTAAATACAAATGATTTACCCCACGATCCTTTGTATGGTATCATTGGATGGTTTGCTAAATCGACTGCTTCAAATTTTAATATCGGTGAACAATCATATAATTTATATATTGCTGATGGTGACATATTTTCTTATGCTGATTCCGCGTTGCCAAGGCAGGTGATATACAATTTGAGCCTATGTTCAAAAACACATATATCTCCTACTTTATGGAAAAAATATCAAAAAATATATAGTATTTTAACTTCTAATCGACCAATGCAAAATACAGATGGCGATGCTATTTCTTTTCATCAACAAAGATGGTTAAGAAAAATAGCTGCTGTTTTTGCTTCTGGCCCACAGTTAGATGGTATCACACAAGAAATACTTACAGACTCTAATGTTTTAGACTTTTTGTTTACAGAGACAATACCTTCTCTTATTACGAGCTCAACAAATGAAATTACGGCTATAAATAAATTTTTAGATTATATTGATAATAATACAAGTAGTACACAATTAAATGGTAGCATATATGAAAACCAGATAAATTATAGTTACATAAGTACAAAAAAAGAACTCTTTACTAAACTAATGAGTAAATATACTGCTTATTTAGACTTGAATAAGCCTTCTGTAATTTCATATCCTATTGATAATGGTCCACATTTTTATATGAATCAAGTACTAACAGACCATTGCGACAAAAACTTAAAGGGAACAACCGTATATAATAATATACATTTTCAGGCAGGTCCATATGAATTTAAGTCTAATTTTAGCAATAGGACTACAGAATACATAATTAAAGGAGCTGATAAAGAATATAAAATTCCTACATTTGATATAGCTAAAAATTTTCAGTTTTATGAGATAGACAAGCCTATTGGAGTTACTGTTGGAGGGGACGTCTATATACCGGTTACTAAACAAGGTAATAGTAATTTAAATGAAGACAATACGGCCAGATGCGAAGATGGAAGGCTCGCTACTGGAGTAACGTTGCCTAAATTACAATTAAGTACAGAATATTTAAGATCGGTTTTAGGAGATGCATATTTTCCATTTTTTGATATAGATGCTGCTACTTTTTCTTTTAAATTAATATCTGGACCTAATAAAGGTATTATATTTACAGAAAATGATTTAGAACAAGAAATGAATTTTACTAAAATAGGTAGATATAGAATAAGATTAACTGTTTCTATAGACACCTTATCTGTATCTGATGAATTTTCTGTAACACTCGTTAACAAAACAGGATGTATAATAGGTATTGATGCAAATGGGGAGATAGCTGTTAAAGATCCAGCATCTAATGATGGTGGCTGGTCTGTTGACGGAGGACTTTCTGACAGTGAGAGGCGGAGGTTTCTAGGAGGAGGAGCTGAAGCTGAAGAAGCTGATGAAGCTGTAGATTTTATACCAGATAATTATTATAGTCCTACCAATGAAAGCCCAGTTACATTTGGTAGAAATAGAGCTAAACAATATGTTAATTATATAGATAATAGAAAGTCTGTATTGACTATACAGGAAATACCTGTTGATACTGTAAAACCATTATGTCCTGGAGTTAGACAGTTGATGATGAGTAAATATGGAGTTATTTGTCCTGTAAAAACCAATTCATATATTGCTGTTGACGCCCCAGACACATTACCTAATGACGATGGGCAATCTTCTGGTGCAGATACTATTCTAAGACTTGATGATGCTACAAGATTCAACAAGTTTTTCTTTAAAACTATTGAATCAGGTGACAATTCTACAGAATTAAAGATAAGTTATATTCCTGGCAATGCGACCATGAAACTTTATAGGATGAATTTAGAATCTATTAGAGATGGGGATTCCAATGGCTTTTCGAATACCGGCTACGGATCAGGGAGTAGCACTGCTAAAAGTCCATATCAAAACTTTCTATACAAAATAAAGAAACCAAACAGAGAAAGGACAGCTAACGAAACCAAATTTTATAGAGAAGCACCTGGAGAAACAAGTATGCTATTAAGATATAATAAAGATAAAGCATACATCGAAAGCGTAGAAACTTATCCTAGTTTAGAATTTGGTCTTGAGCGTGCTCCGGGTATTGCTACTTTCGGTGGATGGGAAGGCGATAAAGAAGGTTTATTCGAAAATACCCCAGATTATGATCAGTTAAAAAATTATTTTATCAGTAAGGGCAATGTCAGTTACTTTCCAAAATATGTAAAAGGCCACTGGTTGAATTATCACAAACCTGGAGATGCTGAATTTGGAGGAGGCTGGAAGGGCCCACCCGCTATATGCTATTTAAGAGAAGCAAAAGTGTATTCTGATACAGATTCTTCAAACGGCTATGATGCCCTTAATCCCAATATACGGTTTCAAAAAGGTACATTTGATCCTTCTGTTGGTTTTTTATTGGGAGATAATCCATATAACAATAAAACTAGTTCTTTAAAATTTAATGCTGGTAATAAAAAAAGTTTTCTTTTTAAAGGTCCAGGATTTTACAATGGCATTAGAGGTGATGGGTCTGTGCCTATTAAAGAAGGCAAGGAAAATATTAATGAAGTCCCCCAATCTGTTTCTATGAGGTCTAATATAACATTAAACAATAATGGATGGCAAGCACAATTTGTAAATGTAGAAGGATCAGATGGACAGACAGAAATAATTTTAGATAATCCAAACGTTATAGAAGAATTTGCTACGCATCATGGCTACAGAAGATTGGGTGGCTATGGAGATGCAAAAATACCACAATTGTGGAAGTCTGATGAATATGAAGTAAGTCCAGGTTCTTATACTTTCGCACAAAGAGGCAAGAGATTGATTGCAGAAGGTAGGGATCAAGATGGCACTCTAATAGCTGCACAAATTAAAGATGTAGAAGTAAAACTAAATTTCTTGAATCAAGTTAATCTGAAAGATGTTAAAATTAAATTATCAATGAGGCCATCTTTTTCTACAAGATCTAGAATGAAACCCAAAAGTGATGGTATAAGTTTAAATCCAACTACTAAAGAATTCAACACAGATCCATATAGCTACGCTAATTCTACAACTACCCAGACGATACAAAACTTTAATACAGAAGCTGATGAGTATACAGAAGCATATGAAGATAGAAGCTCTTTATACGACAATATACAACATGAAGGATTGGCTCAGTATATGAGATCTTTAGATCTTGATAATAATATCACAACCGATTCGTTTACTTTAACCTTATTAAATAGAGAAAATGTAGATGCTAATACCATAGATACTTGCTTACGCTTTTCAGACAGAGCTAATAAATACAATGTTCCAACTAATTATAATATATATAATAGTGGTTTAAATTTAAATCAAAATATTACTAGTACAATATTACCACCTTCATTATCGAATCCAAGGTATTCAATGAAAGAGATAAATGAATATTCCGCAATGATGAGAACTAATGACTTTATACCATTGTCTAATACATTTGCTAAATTTAGAAATCATTTTATTTTTAAGGGTGCCCTAGAGGAATCAGATAAAGAAGGCTCAATAGTAAAACCAGACTCTAATACAACCTTTACTTTAGAAATAGAATGTTTTGGCGACGACGATATGGTAAGTCTAGATACCATTTCAAATCTAGCCAGCAAATTAGACGAAAAGCCATCTGAAAATAAAAGAAGTTCTGATAGCTTATTTAATTCCTTGTGTTCTTGGGAAGTTATTATTCATACAGATACTCCAAAGATGAATGATGGAGACAGTCTTGGTATGATTAATTATGGATATGCCCCAGATATACCAGGACATAATTATATATCAACGGATCCTAATATTAAATTAAAACTACCTAAAACAGTTTTAGATGCTCCAAATAATTCTTTGTCTGACTATAGTGATTGTATTTTTGATGACGAGACACGAGAAACTATTGGATATATAAGACCTCCTGAAGCTATTAAATTTCCATCAGCTGCATTAGCTATGGCTTTGGCATCGATTGCATCTATGGGATTGCTTGGTGGAGTAGTTGGGATTATGGCTGCTTTTGTAATTTCATTACCAAGTTTTAGCTTTATCACTAAAATGTTAAGTAATATTAGAAGGGCAGAAGTAGATCAAGCCCTGTCTGACGCAACAGTAAAGAGCGATTATACTAAATATGGATATGGTCAATCAGACAAGATATTGCTTAATGTTGGATCGAATAAAGGCATAGTATATAACTTAGAAGCGGCAATATATAGGTATTCAAATACTCCTATATTAAAACAAAAAGTTAGAGATTATGTTAAGCCAGGCCCTTGTTTCTTGCCAGAATTAGGAACGTTCCCCTTAACAGAACTTAAAGATATTCTTGATTTATTTGAACCAGAAGATATTAGTAAGGAATTAGCAGATGAACTTAAAACAAAACCCAGCATTAATAGCATACCACATAAGATATTAATGAATAATAACATTATGTCTTTAGATCTTGAATCCCCTCAAACTATGAGATTAATTCCTGGTAAAAGAGCTTATAATTATTTTGATGTGGGTCAAGAAGTATATGATCCAGGAATTTTTTGTACAGACGTAGGGCCTAAATTCGACCTGGTCTCAAATCTTGGGCCTCCGTCCTACTCACCACCACCACCTTCTCCTCCACCTCTTCCTCCTCCTTCTCCACCTTCTCCTCCGCCACCAAGTTCACCAGGTTTCGAGTCTGCGTCCTATCACGAGGAAGAGCCTTCTCCTTCGCCTCCACCTAGTTCACCGCCACCACCTGTTTCATTGCCACCTCCTCCTCCGCCACCGAAGCCTGCTACGATATTGGCAAAAGGTTTTATTTTAATAAATGGACTGTACTATACTATATTACAATTTAATATCTCTTTACAATATTCTTCTATATGTTTAAAGCCTGATGAAAATCCTAATATTCTTGTATATTCAACAGTAGGAGATGCCCCTTCCTATAATCATGTAATTCCTGCAAGCCAAACAAACAATACTCTATTCCCCCAATTATCCTATGGCTCTTCTCAAATTGTAAATTCTTCTTTTGTTAGCAATCAAGATATTCATAATAGACTACCAACTATATATGATATTTTTAATAATCAAGAAAACAATGTAAAGTCACTAAGTCGTGTAAATTTATTTGGCAAATATCTTACCAAAGGGGACGGATCAATTGGAGGAAGATTAACAAGAAATTCCATACCTGAAAAACATGATTTAGAAAATTATAAAGGCAAAGAGTCTATGGCCACAACATCAGACCCTGATAACGGTTCGACTACTGCTGTAGCAGGATACTCATATAATTTATTTGATTTGTATTCTCCCATATCAAGAACAAGTTCCCAAGGAATAGAACTAAAAACACAAGATAGCAATTTAATATCTCCTAACCTACAAGACCTATTAACAAATATAGAAAATGTGTCGGATAAACACTTTAATATAGTAGAAATAAAATCACAAAAATTTTCAAAACCTTGGCAAGATGTAGATATTCAAGGTTTCGCTACTATTGAAAATGAATTTCAACCAGGTTTTTGTATTGGCTTAAATAGTATCCAAGGCAAAAATGGTACTATAGTAACACACATTATAGACAGATTAAACTTTTTAAATTCTACAGATTCTCTTGTGGGAGATGAATCCTTTAATCAAATGTCTATACCTAACCTAAAGATAAAAATAGCAGGATTACAAGATGATAGCGTTGGTTGTTTTTTAGACAAACAAGGGAATGCTGTTCGGCCATCAAATCTTACACAGTATGAGATAGACTGTCCTAAAACAGTTTGTACACAAGCATTTTTAGCCAGATCTCAAGAAAGAACAGATTTGTTTAAAGTATTAGAAGAAATAGGAGTTAAGTATCAAACAGATCCTAGTGACAATATTGAAGTTGTGTATTCTCCCTATACTGATAATCAGGATATACATTCTCATAAAACCTATCGCTTTACTAATAATACCGAACAGTCTAAAGAGCCCTTTGTTTATAATATAGAAGTTGATGACGATTCATACTGGATCAATATAGACCCAAGACAAAAATGCAAAACTAGTAGAGATATGTCAGCTAAAATTTTAGTTAAAGCAGTTTACACTTGTGTTCCAACAGTAGGTATCGTTACTAAGATGATTGAATATGATGTAGCAACAGACAATGCTCAGTCTATATGTGCTAGGAAGACCGCTAGTATCGAAGGTCCAGTTACTAGGATGGAAAACAGAGGCAATACTTTTGAATATACTTTTGACTTAGCTCATATATCTAGAATGAAGTTTTGGTATCAAGAAAAATATGGAATACCACTTAATGTTTGGGAAGAAAAAACTTTTCCTGGAAAAGCTCCTGCATTAGGAAACGGTACTATTACTAGATCATTTTTTATAAGACCAGGTGTAGAAGCAGAAGATGTTTTGGTAGAAGTTACGGAGACTTATCTAACTCCTTCAGAAAATTATTTTCGTAGTACTATAGGTCTAGACCCTAAGAACAATGTTGCTGCACAGTGGGACACTAGTGATCCGAGTTGGGATGAGGTTTATGGAAGAGGTCAATATTCTGATGATTATGTAAATAAAGAACCTTATGTTGAAACATATGGTGAGTATGTTGGAGAAGTAAGAGATATTATACCTGATTCTATATTAGAGAATCCATATTTAATTTGTAGTAGTAGAGTTATTCCAAGAAAATTAAAAAACCTAGATACTCATTATGAAAAATATACATATGGTCCTATGGGCGAAGTATACAAGAATTTTCCTAGTGTTGGGCCTGGAGGTCCTTTCACTAATATCTTACAAATGTGGCATTGTGTGGATCCTACTAAACAATTAAACAATACTGAAGCTCCAGATTATTTTAAACTGCAAAATGAAATGATATTTAGAGCTTACTTTGGAAGTAACGACAATTTGGAACATAAAGATAATTATGTTGATAGTTTAGAAACTTTTGAGTGGACTCCCTATGAATACATACCAGAAAGGGATGAAAACTAATGGAATTGTGTGAGCTATTAACACATGATGGATATGATTTTAAATGTAAAAACTGTGGTATAGTTTTGAGTTTTCAAGAGTACCAATTGAGTGAACCAGTATATGTTTGTAATATGTCTATTAAGAAAAATGAAAGTTTTCCATCTTTTATTAAAAAAATTAAAAATTTTGCATTGGCCACAATAACTCATATAGCTACTGGTGCAAAAATGTGTGATGATAAAACAATACAGAAACGTTATGAAATATGCCAATCTTGCAGTAATTTTACCAATAATTCTTGTAAATTATGTGGGTGTTCATTGAGTAGAAATAAGCGTTTTATTAGCAAATTGGCTTGGAAAGATCAAAAATGCCCAATAAACAAGTGGTAGGTGTATAAGTAAACATAACTATATAGTCTTAAAATGATAGGATAAGTCATGCCCAAAATTTCAGAATTAGACATTATTAAACGGTTAACCGAAGATGATTTTTTTCTGGTTGTAGACAAAGAGACTTCTACAACAAGACAGATTAAACTTTCTGATATTTTAGATATTGTTCAGCATGTTTTTAAATTAGAGATTAGAAGAGATCCTCCAGGACCAATAGAAAGACCTCCTTTAGCAGTTGTACGTACTCCTGGAACTTTAATTTCTAGCCCAGATTTATCCTCACAAATATTCAACACCCAAACCTCTGTCGCTGGTAAGATTGGAAAATCTGGTAGCCTGTCTTTTACAAGACACACAATCTCAAGATTAAATACAGAACTTTTAGCTTTAGGATTCAAGCTAGTATCAACCTCAGGAGCTAATACTGGAGGTAAAACTAATTATACTCAACCAAACAATAATACTCATCATTCATGGAATAGAGCTAAAAATACTTGGGAAACTATTCCCGCTACTCAAAGCAGCTGGATAGGCTCTATGACCATAATTCCAAATACAGATATCTCTAATTTAATTGACTCATACTCTGTCACATCTACAGAAAGTATAATTACATTAGCATATGATTCATTTGCTTTGCCTAATAGATATATTGTTACTGCTGTCAACGCTAATGAACAATACGGATCTGCAGAATCTAATGTGGTAATATTTGATACATATCATGAGGTTACTGGAGCTCAAACAGTTAGTATGTGTAAACCTTCTGGTTACAATAAAATAAGAGTACAAATTAAATCTGAAAGAGGAAATAGTTTTGAGTACACCTTAAAAGATAGTGGTACAGCATGTTCGGTATCTCCTACTCCTATACCTGTGACACCAACTGTTACTCCGACATCATTTGCTACTCCTACTCCAACTTCTACTCCTAGAGTAACACCTAATGCTCCTACAGCGACACCAACTGTTACTCCAACTAGTTCTGCAACACCAACCGTTACGCCAACTAGTTCTGTGACACCAACTGTTACTCTAACAAGCTCAGTAACTCCAACCAAAACACCGACACCAACAGTCACCCCATCCTAATAAAAATATAGGTTATAACAATGGCGCATACATCACTATTTGATTTTACTAGACCCCATAGATCTGTTAATTTGCTCACCACTTCTGGTGAATGGGATGGAAAAATTAGAGCTACTACGGTAGGCACTAATGGCATGCCATCATATTATGAAACTTATGATCAAAATGGAGGAGTTTCTGAATTTACAGAAAAGTCTGTACTTTTAAGAGACAAAGATTTAAATGGAATGCCATATAATTTTTCTATGGGTAAACAGGCTTGGGGAGGTAATTATCTTTTATCAAAAGATGGATTTACAGCTTCTAGAAACCAAGAATCATTTACTACAGTAGCTATTAGTTCTGGCAATTCCGGTTTTGGATTCAGAGTCGGTTCTATCAGCTCTTCTATAGAATTAAGCGGTACCGTTTCTGGTGCAAATATTACTTTTTCTGCTGGAACATATGATCCAATACACATGGATAAAAGAGTTGAAGTTTCAGGTTCTGGCATGTTGAGCTTTGCAACTATTGCTAATGTAGTTCTAAAATCTAACAACGAAGTAAAAGTCATATTAGATAGAGATAGTAATGTTAATGGAGACAGAAATATAAAACTTACTTTGTCAAACCCTTTTAATATTCCACATATGGCTATTGTAGCTAATTCTGGAAACAGTCCAGATGGTTTTTCACCAGGACATGGTAAAGTTGATTCTAATTATAATATTGGTAAATATTGTGTCACTAATGATCAATGGACAAATTTTTTAAATACAGCAGCTTCTGGATCTTTACATGATGAGCTATGGAATTCAAAAATGGAAGGTATTGAAAGAACTGGCGTAGGCTCTACTTATGAATATACAACCAAAGATCTCTATTACAACAAGCCTTTAGAAGTTGTCAGCTGGCAAGCTGCTGCTATGTATTGCAATTTCTTGCATAATTCTAGTAAAAACGACACAAGACCAGCTTCTGCAAGATTATTAGATGGGGCTTATGATCTCAAAAGTAATGTTAAAAGCTTTAATAGAAGTTCTGGTGCGAGATACTTTTTGCCGTCTGTTAGTGAATGGTATAAAGCAGCATATTATAATCCTGGTGGTACAGATATTTATGGTAGAACATATATTCCTAGTGGTGCGGGATATAAAGATTTTGCTATTATGAATGATGAAGAACCTTCTGTTCAAGAAAGCATCAATGATCATGGCGATGGTCCCCAAGTATTAGATGCTGGTCTTTTTGATAGAAATAGTTTCGAAGAAATTGTAAAATTATCTGGACATAGTGGTTCTGATAAAATTTTATGGGCTTTACATGGAGCCGCTGACAGATGGGATAGTGTTATTACTCTTATTAGAGATTATAGACATAAAGATGCTCAGACACAAGGTCAATACAAGAATTCTGCTAGATATTTTCAAATGAAAACAGCATATGAGCATCATTCTGCAGCCATTAGAAAAACAGGAGCTCTTTGGTATGGACTTAAGCTAGATCAGATTAATTTTTATTCTAGTTCTGATAACAGCATAGCGTCTTGTGGACCTCAAATGATAGCGTTTACAGATGATAAACTTCCTGGCTCTGTTACCTCATGTAGACAAAGATGGATGCCATTAACATTTGTTTTAGACGTTAATACACGTTTTTTAAATACTTTTAGCGAAAATGATTGGTTGGAAATTATGACTCATGAATTGGGTCATGGTTTAGGTTTCGGCACTTTATGGAACAGAAATTTTGGCCCTAACGTAAGAAATCCATGGAACAGCTGTAGTAGTGCAGGTGGAACTGGATCTGAAGGAGCATATAATGCTACTGATTTAGATGGAGATTTCTTTATTAACACAAGCAAAGCATACAATTCTGCTGTTAATGACGGAGTAGAAAGAAGACTAATACCCATTACTGGAGCTCACTGGGTTAGTAATTATAGGGACGATACTACCGCTACAGACGGATTAGAATATCCAGGCTTAAGTAACGAGTTGATGCAAGTTAATTATATTGCTAACAGTATAATTTCAACAGTAACTATTAATAACATGATTGACTTAGGTTATTACGGTCATGTAAATCATATTACTGGCGAATCCAGCTTAAGTTTAGACAACAAAGTAGGTGCATCTTCTATACCTAGAATTATAGGTCTCGGTGACCCAAATTGTCGTCAAGTATAAATTATTTTTTATTATTGGATGTATATTTATACCATCCATTATTCTTGGTATAATTACCATCGGCATCTTTTCTCTTGGGGAAAAGAGTTCCGCCCTTTTTATGTTGACCATATGACAGAACTGCTCCGCAGTCCATGCATCGTAATTCATAGTATTCATTATCATCCACAACTCTTACTACAAACTTAATATTTTCAGATCCACATATTCCACATTTAACTTCTCCAAAAATTTCTTGGATACTAGCTATTTCTTTAAAAAGCTCTTTTTGGCCAGCACCATCTAATTCAAACTCAAGTTTGTCTCCTACCTTATATTTTGCTTTCATAATACTATTTCCACTCCGAATTATATTCTAGGATAGTTGAAGGTATATTATCTACGTCTTGTTGATAGGCAGATAATTTTCTAATCATCTTAACAGCATCTCCATGGTCCATAGCATATATATTCTTAGAATCTATACTTTCAGAATCAAGCAATGATGTTATATTTATATTAAGTCTTTTTCCTAATACGTCAATGAAATTAATCTGATTATTTGTTATTTTACTAACAGTATTCCCATCTAGATCCTCTACCTCTTTAGCTATTTCTTCCGCAGCAACAACTTTTCTAAGCTTTAAGCCCCTTCTCAAGGCCCTACCTTCAGCCCTAGTTTCTGCTACAGCAATAGGATGATTTCTATATATCTTGTCGCAATTGCCCCAATAAACGTCAGCGGCCCCATTAACGGTTATTGTTTTAAATTGTTGATCAATCTTCGGATCATTTAAAATATAGACCAGGGTGTGTATCACTGTGGCTCTGTTGCCATTCTCTGGGTTTGGAAACTGAGGTATGCTAGAAGAACACTCTACGAGAGTACAATCCAAAGCGGCCTCAAATATTCTTCTCAAGCCATCTGTAGTAGGATTGTCCGCAATTTTTTCATCATCAGACAATAGTCCTAGAACGTAATCATTCCATTCAATATCATTAGGAGAAGGCTTATTAGGTTTTCTTGGCATTTTTAATTATCCTTAATGTGAAAAATTCTATTATCTGCATCTGGAAATTTATCAGTTATTTGTTTAACAATATCTAGTAATTGATCAAATATTAGGTAGGATCTAGAAACGGAAAAGTCCATTTTTTGTTGTATGCGTACTAGCACCATTCCTTTGCCTAATATTAAACCTTGTTTTTTATTATCATATGTTTTAGTCTTCTTTAATGTATCCGATCCCCATACAGGACTAAAATGTGAAGGCCCATCAACTTCTATCGCTACATTTATCTTAGGAAGATACAGGTCTATTTGCAACTTTGTATTTACAAGACTTTGCTCTTGATGAAATATAACATCTATATTGTTCTTAATGAGTTGCTCTAATAAAAATTTTTCTAGTTTTGACCCAACTTTACTAGTAGTTCTTATCGCTTCATTAGCAGATTGTTTCATTAATTGCTTTTGCTCATCAGACATGTCATTCCATAGTTTTCTATGAGTTTCTTTTCTTTGTTCAAGTTCGTTACTATCTAAACTATCCCAAGACTGCAAAACTCCCATGCCTATTTTCCTTTTCGTTTCTTCGGTGCGATGAGTACCTTTGGTTGGATGTTTATGTTTACCTGTTTTTAAAGCATTTTTTTGTGCTTCGCTTTTATTTCTAATTGGTATATTAAACTTTTTAGCATCTCTCCTTAACTTATTGGCATATGTATTATATGTGGACGCTATATCAGCAAAACTGTTTTTGTTTTTAACATATAAGTCTTTTAGCAGTTCTATTTTTTTAGCGTCTGTTAAATTATTATAGGATGTTTTTGATGCTTTCATGGTTTAGGTTCCTAGAGATACATATTGGTTTTTTCCAGCATAAGTCATAAACTTCTGATATTTTATCATTAGAAGCTATAAATTCCAAATTCTTTGTTTCAAACATTTCTTTTATGTTTTGATATCTAGAATATGATTGATTAGACCATATAGAATCTGAAACAAAAAAGAATATTTTATTAATATTAGGAAAATTCTTTGCCATCATTAATGACAAACTATCAAATACAACAAGATTGCCATAGAAAAACTTTGCCTGATTAATGTGTAATATAGGTATGTTTTTGGTGTGTAATTTTTCGTTATAGCTATTAAAAATACATATCTGATTATACGGATTGCTATCTATTATAGATTTTATAGACTCAAATATAGATTCATGCATTTGGGCATTATTCGTTTTTAGTATTATAAATCCTAAATCTTGTTTCATTTAATGATGCTCCCAATATAGTCTGAGTATGTTTGATATTTTTTAGAGTCTAAATTTATTTCGTTTAATTTTGTGTCTAATACCTTGCATCCACACAAAGTTGCCTCTAAAGCATAGAATTGATTTTGACAGATGTAAGTGTGGGAATCATTTAAGACATTATTTTTATCATTCTCTGTTAAGAAACCTAAATTCTGTACATGATTTATTTTTTGATTATTAAACATTTTAATTTTATATTTGCTTTTATTAGGATATAATAACCGTGTCATATCATCGTTTATATCTGTTTCATTATCTAAAAAGTAAGAAGCATTAATGCCTCTGCTTTTATTTTGTTGATTAAAAAATCTATATGGATTGTATAATAGAGGGATATCTTTGTCATATAGATGAACGATATTTTTTATCTTATCGACATCTGTTGCTTGTTCTGAAATATGATAAACTATTATTTTACTATCAGTAATATTTGTACAGAAATGAATCTCTTCATGCGTGAGTTTTTCTGCAACAAAAATATACAGATTTGGTTTTTTAGTTTGATGTATTTTATATACATTGTTGAAAAAGTCAATATACGCAATAGTATGGCCAGATACAGAGTCTAGATTATTAATAAACTTATTATCATCTTTTTGTACAATTATTTGCATTGAACAAACCTTTTGGCTTTCTTTATGTCATTAGTACTATTTACTTTCATAATATTCCTATATGATATTGTATGATGCTCTATATCAGAACTTTCTTGTAAAAAATTTATAATTTCAAATAGAAAATAATTATTAATTTGTTTCTGTTCATTCATTGTTAATATCTTTTGCAGATCAGACTTAACCAAAAAAGCACATTCGCACCATTTTTGTTGTAATTCGTAGAATAAATATTTAGAATCCTTGTTATGACAACCTATACTAAAATTATCTTTATCTCTGTCTAAAAGAAAAATTTTTGATTTATCTTTTTTTCTAATGCTGCTAAAACACCTATTTTTAAATAAAACTCCATTTTTTATAATAAACAGATTATTGAGACTATCTATATTGTTTTTAATATAATTGATAATGTGCTTAGATTCGTTACAATTTTCGTATTCAGATTCATAAATACTATGTACATTTTTATACTTATCTGCAACCTTTTTAACTTTGTTATGTTGGAATCCAGTAGATAAATATATTTTATTTTGTCTATTCATTATTTTTATTGATTTAATCTGATAGTCTAAGATTGTGTTTTTTGAATTAATAGGCAAAAGAGCTTTTGAACCTATTGATTTCATACCTTTTGTAATTTCTGGCATTATTATTAGATAGTCATTACTCATAGTACGGATGTATTACTTCTGTGTCTTTTTTTAAGGTGTCCATATAGTATTTATTATTTTTTTCGGAATATGATTTAATTTCTTTAAACGTCACTATAGGCAGACATAAACCATTTAGATCTCCAGTAGATTTTCTTAATCCAGCAACTCCTGGTGGTCTTTTGACGGTAGCTAAAAAATTTACATAATTAATTTGTTCTTGTAGTTCTGAAAAATTTTCACGACTATAGCACAAGTATCCTGTCTTATTTGCTTCTAAATTAGTACCTGTAATTGTATTAAAAATATTATTTTCATCCATATTGCCTGTACTATTAACAAAATTATGTGATTTCCAAGAAATCTTATTTCTTTTTTTCATGCCATCAATAAATTTTAGAATATCTTCTTTATTTAGGACACAAGCTATAGATATTTCATATGGCTTGATATATAATTTATCTATATAGTCGTCATATATTTTAAATATATCGTCTACTGTTTTATCTACTAAATTTAATATTAGGTAGTAACTAATAGCATTTTTACGACGAACATAATCTATAAAATCTTTTGATAAATCATCTTTATGTTTATTGAATTGTTTTTTAGAAAAAGCGTAAGAACATTTATAGTTTTTAATAATGGTGTTACTGTCTGTTTCTTCAACCGTATATTCTTTTGAAATCAAAGAAGGTATATTAAACAAGCAATCACTGTCTTGAAAAAAATAACAAAGAGAACATACAGTATTAACTTCGCTCATAAAGAAATCCTTTGAATTTTATACAAACTATGTATATCATCACTAGATACGTCTACAATTTTTACATCTGGCTTATTATGAAACATTTCAAAAATTTCTGGCTGGTTAATAATACAAGTAACTCCATGCATGGACTTACAAACATCATCATCAGATATTTTTTGAAACTTGTAAGAATCAATTATATGATTAAAGTTTAACAGTTTTAATGTCAGAGTCCCAGACTGTTTAAGTTTGTTTACAGCAATATTAATAATATTTAAACTATCTGTTTTTGGAAACATATTTAATATAGCAAGATACATATTGTTGTTTGAAAAATTGGGTATAGAGTCTAACGAATTGATGTCTATATTTTCAGCAGACTCCAACTGATGGGTGTCTTTATAACAAATGTTAGTTAGGCGCATTATTGGCTCCCTGTAAAATTTTTGTCAAATTATCATTAAAAGTTTCAATATTATATATCTCAGATAAGTCTGATATGTCTGTTGGGTCTTTACTCATTGCATAATTTACGCATTCAAAAGCATTCTGAAAACTACCAAATTGTAATATATGGTTATTTATAGGAGAGTCCGTCAAATCTAAACTTGTAATACCAACACCTTTACATAGTGTACAAAGTATTAAATTGATTTTTGATTCTAGGTCTATAACTACTTTATATTTACCTATTTGATTTATCGTGTTTTCTATATCTCCACTTGTACTATTGATCATATCAGAATCTTTATCTGTTTTTTTAATTTCTTCAAATAGCTGATTTAATACATCATTATTGCTGTGGTTAATAATTAATATATTTTTTTCTTTTTTAACATTTGTTGCATAGGGGATACCATATTCTATATTGTAGCTTTTTTTAAGTACACTGTCAGAATTTCTATTAAAATTAATAATAGTAATATAATCATGTTTTAAATTATTATTTAATATATGTAAATCTTCTCTTTTTATCTTAGTAAGATCTTCATGATTAAAAATGATAATATGTATATTTGAATTTTTTAATTCTAGCAGGGCAGAAGATTCTATCATAAGAGTGTTAAATAGCATATAGTCATAATTAAAATCGTATACCTTATTTTGTTCAGCAAGTGTTTGTTTATAGAGAACTACGATTTCAGGATGTTCAAAAAGTATAGCGTCAAAAATTGTATTGTTGGAGTTAGATAAACAGATATTTTTAAAACTATTTACCTTAGTTCTTAATCTGTGAAAAACATTAGATATGGGCCATTCATTGTTTAACATAATAAGTCTTTAATATTTATCTCGTTGTTTTTTGATTGTTTTGCGTCTTTTGTTTGAAATGATGCTTGCAAAGATTTATTGATAATAGTATAAGTTGTATTATTGTGGTTATTATTAATATCTAAGTCTAGGTCACTATAATCAATACAACGATTGCCGTATGATCTAGACAGAGAATATTGTAATACGGGGAAATAGTCTTGGTTTAAAGCCAAAAAGACATCTCCGGCATTATGAAGAGAATGTAATACTTCTTCGTCTTTATCGAACATAAAAAATACCCTATCTGTATAGATATTGACATTATAGTACTTCTTAGCATTCCGATAAAAGTCAATAATTTCTGTTGCATTTGTTCTGTCATCAAATCGACAATAAATAACCAAAGAATTGTTTTGTGGTATTTGTAGAAAATTAGAAATTATTAGCTTTAATACTTGCATATCCTGATCTTCTGCTATTGCATAAAATTTTGTAGTATCTTCGTATACAGGTAAAGACAAAGTATCTGTTTTTGTTTCTTGTTCAAAAGGTTTCAAGTGTATCAATCTATCTTTTTTAATACCGATACCAACAAAAGCATTGTAGTCAGAATTATTTGTTGTTAAAATTTTATCTACAAGTTCTAATTTGTTTTTAAATTCTAATGGTATGCTTTGCGTCGGAGACATTATTGGGACGAAGTAAGTTTTACTATTAATGTCTGGATGTAAATCAATTATGGTACAGTGTTGAATATTTATATCGGGATATTTTGTACAGCTTAGAACATTTTCATATGAAATATTTTGAGAGCCTCCATATATTGGATAGACATAATTATTATTGCTCGTAACTTGGGATATCTCTTTGAAGAAAGAGACAGAAGCTTTACCGAGAAAAGAGTGTTGTAGTAATGGTCCTATATAAAGTATATTCATTGTTGTGTTTTTAATCTAGCATATTGAATAAAATCGTCGTCAAACTGTATATTATTGTCTATAGCAAATTTTAATTCATTATTGTTTTTTACATAAGTGTTGATTTGGTCTATAATAGTATTAATGTCTATGGCTTTAGTCTGTAAACCATTCATCTGAAAGCCGTTGTCTATATCATTTAAAAAGTGTAACATTCTGCTAGAAGAAATTTTTTCTATATCTCCCAACCCTTTATGACACATTAAAATCATTTGATCTATATTTTCGGATATATCAATATCTCCAACACGGTCTACTTTTTGTAGTTCTGGCACTTTAGACCAATCAGACTTATAATTCTGTTGAGACAAACTGTCTAAATATGTTTCCCATTTTTTAGCTATAATATCCCAGTCATAAAATTTTTCTGTTAATTCTCTTATCTGTTTTCTTTTTTTATCTACCATAGACTGAGGCAGATTTAATGTCTTATTGATCGTACTAATTAAATCATCATTATCTGGATAGACTCGTACGGCTCTTGTTTCTAATTCTTTAAATGGAGACTGAACTTTTATAGGATATGCTTTAAGCTTTTTTATAACATCACACATAGCACTATAGTTTACTGTCGCTACCGGAACACCGCATGCTGCTGCTTCTACTTGTGGCATGCCGAAACCTTCGCAGATAGCATATTGCACATAAAGATTAAATGTGTTATAAATAGTAGATAGTTGTTCTGTACTTATTCCAGAACTAACACTAGGAAATACTTTCGATCTTTTTAGACATTTTGTACACAATATATTAGGACCAGAAAATACCTGAGAAGAAACATGATCACAATTTTTGCAAACATAAGTAAATAGTACTTTATTGGCAAGCCGATTTTCTTTTAATACTTCTGGTAAATCCCATCCTGCATCGGGCCAACTAGTATGTAAATAAAGATATAAATTTTTACCTATAGAGGCATTACTTTTTTCGCATTGATCTAAAAGTTTTCTAAATGCACCACATAATCTAGGTATAAGTTTTCTTTTTTGGTTTCTCATTACAGAACCAATAATAATACTGTCTTTATCTATGCCTAAAGACTGTTTGCATTCTTGCATATTTTTAATTCTAAAAGTCTTTAAGTCTACTCCAGGGGATGCTGTGTCTATATAATTAACATTATCACTAGACTGTTCTTTTAAAACATTGGCTCCCCAATCAGAATAAGTAAAAACTGCGTCAGCAGATAGATATGTATCCATCCACATCTGCTGTTGTGGGGCAGAGTCTATCGTGGGCATAAGTATCCAATGAAAATATGGCCTACAGGGAGAAAGCTCTTGATAAGCACTCATCCAATAGTCTCTTATGTCTATAACAACATCTGGCTTAAAATCTACAACAACTTTGTCAAATCTCCATCGACCAAAAGCATTGTCTGGTCGAGACGAATACTCTTTATGTCTTGAGTCTTGATCATTAACAGAATTAGCATATAGTTTCCATGGGATATCTTTATCTCTAGGGTCATTAACAGTTGCATAACTAGCAAATTCTGCTATTTCATATTTTTGTGTAGCATATAACCTATTTAAAATTTCTCTGGTATAGGTGCCATATCCTGAATTTAGGAAACTGGCTTCTGAACACATTAGTATTTTAAGTTTGCTCATATATAAAAACAGGGGTCTTTGCAGACCCCCTTAAAAGATAAAAATAATTAAAAAGCCACAACTTCTTCTTTATCGGAAGAACCAGTTTGAGCATTTTGTTCTTTCTTATATCTAGAAAGCTTGGTCAGCTTAGAAAAGTTGTTCACCCTAACCTTAAAGCTATTGTGCTTAACTCCATCCTTTTCCCATGAATCATTTCGCAAAGATCCTTCAACCATTACTAAATCTCCTTTGTTGAAAGACTCTGCAATAATTTCAGCACCGGTATCCCATGCTTCACAGTTAATAAACGAAGTGACCTTGTCTCTTTCGCCATTAGCCTTAGTATATTCCCTAGAAGTAGCAACAGTAAAATTAACAACTGTTGTATCTTTACCTCCAGTACTAACTTTTCTATGTTCTGGGTCTCTAGCTAGATTTCCTCTTAAAATTACAAGATTCATTATCATCTCCTTAAAAAGTAAATTATCCAAAACCAACACAATGTATTATAAAACCTAATCGGATATAGTCAAGCCTTAGGAATAAAACATTTTTCTACGATTAGACTATCTTTATTTTTTGACTTCTTACCAGTAAAAATTAATACATTTCCTTCAAACACATGAGTCCTATATGACGCCCATGTTTCTGGAAAAAGAATAATAGAATCTAATAAACCATACTGGTCTTCTCCTGTGACGAAAGCCATTTCTGCACCAGGGTTTTTACCGTTTTTTGTTTTGGTAACATTGACGCCAACAACTTCTGCCGCTAATATAATATCATTAGTTTTATATGTTTTTTTAAAATCTTTGCAGTTGGTATTGGTCATTTCTATTTTGTAAGAATCTAATTTTGAGCATGTGATGGCTGCTCCTAATAGAGAGTTCTCTGAATCTGACAACCATTCTATTTTATCTGTTAGTGAATAAGGAGGATTATCTATAGAGGCTATTAAATTATTAATAATTTCTTTTCTATTGATGTTAACTCTTTTAGTTAGTAGCTCTGTGAGTATGGTCTTTAAATTATTTTCTTCATTAGCTATTGCTTCTTGACATTTTTCCATTTCTTTTTTTGTCAAGGTATTGAATACTTCGTACTCAAACAACATTTTAGTCCTAGATATTTTAAAATAATCTAATGCACCGCATGATATTAAGGCTTTAGTTGCGGTACTGTTAATCTTACACAAAACTTTATTAAGCATATCGTACCAATTTAATTGTTTTATATTTATCTTGTCTTTTTCTAAGATTTCTAATATCTTTTTATATACAGAGTTGCCTAAGCCTTTTATGTCTGTTAGTCCAAAAAATATTTTTCTGTCTTTTATAGAAAACAGTTCATTAAGATTTCTAATATCTGGAGTTTGTATATTGATATCCATCTCGTTGGCATTTCTGACCAATTCTTTAATCTCTTGTTGTGGATCTATTTTGTCTTTAGCGAATTTCAGATATGAAGCAAAGAAGACTCTTGGAAAATGAGCTTTGGCGTATGCTGAAAGATATGCGTTCATAGCATAACTTACTGCATGGGATTTATTAAAACTATATCTTTGACTTTTTTCAATCCATCCAAATATTTCTTCTGCTGTGTCTTTATCTACCTCGTTGACCCTTTTGGCTCCTTGTAAGAAAGACTTCTTAACTTCTGCCATTAAATCAGCCTTTTTCTTACCGATAGCCTTTCTAAGAACATCGGCTTCTTGAAGATCAAATCCAGACACTACTCTAGATATTTCCATAGCCTGTTCTTGATAAATCATTTCACCATAGGTTGTTTCCAATACTCTTTGCAGAATGGGGTGATAATAGTCTACAGATTCTTCTCCGTTTTTCTTATCAATATAGTGATTAGATACTGTTTTACCATCTCTCACGGCCTCTAAACATCCAGGTCTTAAAATACTAATTAGGGCTGAAAGCTGTTCTATGTTTCCTGGCTTTAGTCTTTTAGCCATGCTTTGTCCTAGTCTAGACTCTAACTGAAAACAACCTTTTGTGTTTCCTGAAGAAATCAAGTCCCAGGTTTTAGAACATTCCAAATTAATTTTTTCTAATTTTGGCTCAAATTGTATTCTAGGAAATTCTTCATTATTCCCTGTAATCTCAAATTTACAACCACAATCAAAAGTATAATAATCAGACATTATTAAAGGCGTTTCTAAACTTAATCTTTGGTGACAAACTTCTAAATAGCTTCATAAATCTAATCAGTATTTCTGCAGTATCTTGTACATCCTTTAACGCATCATGGGCATTTTCTTTAGATAGTCCCATATAGTCTCTAAGATTATCAAGAGTATAATTTTTTAATTCGTTATTATTCTCAAACCAATAAAAAATAACATTCATGATATCTAAAACATCTCTAGGATAAAATATGTCAGTTTTGTTTTCCTTGTTGACATTTTTATATTTTTGACTTAACCTATTAATAATTGGTAGGTCAAATCTATTAATGTTGTAACCAGCAGCAATAGGCGCACTAAAGCAGTTCTTTTTAACAGATCTTGTATGGTACATTTGTAAATAACTTACAAACATTTTCCAAGCCTGTTCTTGCTTTTGATGCTTTTTCCAAGACTTGAGAACTTCCCCTTTGGTTGTTCCTTGGACTTTTGCATGAAAATCTAAAACATCAGAATCATCATAAGTATATTTAGGGTTATCTTGTAGTGCTTCAGGCTTTAAGCAAATATTAAATTCTGAATCTGGCACCACCTCCAATTTAATTGGATCAATAATAACGGCTGCAATCTGGACAGGACTACAAACTTCTGGATTGCAACCGTCTGTTTCTAAATCAAAAACACAAATTTTTTGACTGTTAATCTGACACCTCCACCTTCTGGTCTGGACGAATAAAATGTTTGTTGTTAGGATCTGCTGCCACATAGCAGTTGATACTTTTACAACAAGTAACCTTAACTGAATTTACTTTGACATATTCTGTGTTGTTGAGTTTAAAAGATTTACCAACAGCAACTTCTTGAAATATTTTTTGCATCATTATTCTCCGTATGATAGTGTATCTGATATTGACATAACCTTATCTAACATAGCCACACCAAGGATATCAAACTTGATAATACCCAAAGATTCTAGATCTTGCATTTCCATACCAGCTATAGTGGTTTTGTTTTTTGTATCATAAATCATTGGACACATCGTATCTAAGTTGTGACTACTAATTACTACACCGGCAGCGTGTTTTGATTGGTTGGATTTGGTACCCTCTAATCTAATAGCCTGTTCGAACCTTTTGGCAAGGGGGCCTTTTAATTTATTTCCCTGTTTAGATATTGAGCACCATTCTTTAAGTCTATCAGTATTATTTTCTAAAGCCCATCTAATTATAGAAGCTTCCCCATAATCGTCTTTCATTTCTTGTAATTCATCTGCAATTTTTGCTTCATCGGGTATGCATTTTGTTATCTGGTTCATTTCATCAAAACTTATGTTGCCATAGACACGCAAGACTTCTTTTAGTGCGCCTCTTCCTTTCATGGTATTAAAAGTGATCATTTGAGAAACTTTATTTTCTCCATATCTTCCTCTAATATATGATATGATGTCTTCTCTTTTATTAATCGGGACATCTACATCTATATCTGGCATAGAGACCCTACCTTCTGTATTCCTACCAGAGTTATAAAATCTTTCAAAAATTAGGCCATATTTCATTGGATCAATTGAGGTGATTCCAATAAGATAAGATACCAAACAGCCAGCAGCAGAACCTCTTCCTGGCCCTGGCAACCACCCTTGAGACCGCACACGATCGACAATATCGGCAACAATTAAAAAATAGCTAGATAAGTCAGCTCCTTGTAAAACAGACAGCTCTTGCTTGATTCTTTCGGTATATTCATGATGTTTTTCTTTAGGTACATTATTGGCTATTTTGTCCCTCCAGCCGTTACGACATAACTGCCTTAAATATTCATCAGGATTTTGTTCGTTAGGACATTTAAAAGGAGGAAGTAATGGTCTGTTTAATATATCGTATTCTTCACACATACTATCTATTAGTTGTGTATTTTCTATTTCTTCTTCTGTATGTATTTCTGCCATTTCTTCAGGAGAAAGAATATAGTATTTGTCAGACTTAAAAAAGCAACTAAAGGGAACATCTTGTCCATCCAACATCTTTTTATTAATATCTGTTAATGTCGTTTTTATATTGTTGCACAAGAGGATTCTTTGATCCGTGGCATCTTCTTGCTCAGAATAATGAGCATCAGGAGTGCATATAACTTTTGTTTTTGTTATTGCTGCTAAAGCTCTAATTTTTTCGCTTAATTCTTTTTGCTTTGGCATATATTCTTGATCCATTAATTGTGTTTCAAGAAAAAAGTTTTCCTTGCCAAATATGTCCTTCATTTGATCTACAAAATTTAAGCAGAGTTTTTGATAATTATCTGGATTGTTTGCGATAAGATCTGGGATATATGAACCCATATGTCCGCAGAAGCTTATTAAATTTTCCCCCTTTACCACTTCTTGTAATTTATCTATAGAAAGTCTTGGTTTACGATAATAATTATTAGGATTATTGGATTCAGAAACTATGCGAATCAAGTTTTTCCAACCTTCAAAGTTCTTAGCCAAAACTAAGAAATGAGTTAGCTTACTATTCTCTGGTGTCTTTATATTAGAATCATCAAAGGACAAATATAATTCACATCCTAAAATAGGTTTTATATTATTAGATTTAAGAGTTTGATGCATTTGAACAGCACCAGATATCGAACCGTGATCAGTAATTGCACAACTTTTAACTCCAATATTTTTACACCTTCTAGCTATTTGTTTAGGCTTAGATAGGCCGTCCAGCAAAGAATAGTGGCTATGAACATGTAAAGGTATATAATTTTTCATTCAATACTTCCTGGAGCTTGGTAATGACCTACATTATACCCTGGCACCGTGTACTCGTCAACTACATTTTCTAAACCTTTTAATTGTATGTCATGAGCAACTTGTTCACACATGGTCATATTATATCCAGGATTACAAACTTGTCCTTCTCTATATTCTAGTATCGGCAATATATCCTTATTGTCTTGAAAAGAATTTTTGCCATAATGACATAATTTTCTACATTTCCATGTTTTAGACAGTTTGGGTCTTTTTGTGTTTTTAATATGATAAAATTTTTGCCTTAATAAATCTTCAGTCTTTTGCATATCTGACTTATTAAAAGTCATACTAAAAGGACCTCCGTCATTAATAAAGTATATCGTTATGATACAAGTTTCTATATGTGGATATAGTTTCTGTACAGCATAGAAATATATCATTAGTTGTGGATCAACCTCTAATTTTTCTTGAGTTTTTTCCTCACCCGTTGCCCAATTTAATCTTCTGCCTGTTTTCCAATCGATAATTTCTAAGGTATTTTCTGCTGGTTGAGTAATTAAATCTATTGTGCCTTTAATTGACAGATTTCCTTTAAGCTTTTCTCCGCTAGGCAATTCGTACTCGTACTCTGCCCAAGGCTTATTAATAGTTATATCAAATCTTTGTTCGGGGTAAAGAATATTTCTATTTCTTGGATCAAACATACCACCAGCATATTCTATTGCCTTGTATGTCCATTTTTTACAATCTTTAAAATCTTTATCTGACCAATCATGATGACTAAAGCCTGTAGTGTAATACTCATAGACTCTTTCTATTATATCGTCTAGATCATAATTATATACATTAATTTCTCCAAGAATATCATCTTTGAATGTAGATTCCCCTTTCTGTACAGTATATTTTACAAAAGCTAAAATTTCTAAATTTTTATGTACTATAGTTCCTTTGTCTGCTTTTTTATTGGAGGGAGATCTGTAGCCCATAACATAATCAAAAAGATATTGTTGTTCACACATATTATGTGTGTTATAGCTGGAACTACGAAAGTATGTAATTATTATGATATCACCTCGTTTAAGATTGTTTCTATTTCTATGGATTGATTATATATGTCTATGTCGTTATTATTAACAATATAGTCAAACTTTTCCCAATCGTAATTCTCTTTATCCAATGCTGTTTCGCTAATATGAGTAGAGTCATAAGTATTTCTATTAAGTCTAACTACCACGCCGTTATTTTGTTGAATACAATCTACCTCATTAGGGAATCTACAATCAGTAATTAAAGATAGTTTACTTTTATCTCTTTTAATTTTGGCAATAATTGCTGCAGTCCAGACATCAGATTTCATTTTTCTAAACATGTCAGTACCGACATACTGCATAACTTCTCTAGCTGTCATGGCACTATTAGTACCTGGCCAAAAACAGTTTACTAATTCATTTTTTGAATTGTCTGAACCATAACAATGTTCATGTGTTAATCCTAGTATATTCATACATACATCTTTTTTTAATGGATCAGCAAAACTATATACTTTTATAAAAGGATCTATAGTGGAGCAGACCTGTCTCATAATATAATCATTAGAATCATGAATATGAGATGGGTCAAATGGACCACTGTAGTCTTTATTTCCTAAAAGATCGCTAACATGTATTAATCCATCATCATTAATTTTTACTTTTTTAGCAATCCTAAGATTGATCATAAAAGTAGAATATATAAAATTAACACAAGTATTCTTTCCTGACTGCTTTCTTCCTGAAAAAGCAATAATATTTTTGTTAGACATACTCCAACCTTGGTTTAATAAATTCCTGTATTTGTTCCACTGTCATTGTCGCAATATCCTGATAATCAATCTGGACATCTACAATATTATAAGTCCTTTCGCATTTCTTGTAAACATTCTCTGCCGCCTTCTTACCAGCATCATCGTTATCCATAATTGTATATATCGTCATAGCTCCTGACGTATCTAAAATCATTTTTTGAATATCCGCTAAAGAAGATCCAAAGATAGCAACAGAATTATGTATTCCTGCTTCTTCTAGTCTCCATACATTTCCGGGGCTTTCTACTAAAATTACAGATCTAGATTGTTTGATATGTTCCTGAGCAAACCAATAATTATAAAGATGATTTTGTGTTTTAAATCCATAATTATGTCTCCATTTACAATAAAGATATAGTGACTCTTGTTTTGGACAGTCTTTTTCTAAATGATAATGATTACAAACATCGCACTTTTCTGTAGTAGCACGGCCAGTACATCCTACCATATATTTTCTATTATTATCATATACAGGAACTACTGCTCTACCAGACATTGGCTTACCACTCTTTATACAATCTCCAACATCATATTTAGTAAGAATATTTTCGCTAAAACCTCTAGACATAAAATATTTAGAAGGTATATCTAATGAGTTCATAATAGATGTTCTTGATATTTTTTTGGAGTCATCAGGTTTTGTATTACTTATATATTTGACAGCATTGACAAAGAGACTTTTTTCTTTATCTTTATTGTTGATTTTTATATTACTTAACTTATCCCCTAGAAATTGTTCAGCAAATGTTATCGTCTCTTTAAAGGTGCATATATTTTCACTATTATTAGGCCAGTCAAACCTTCTCTTTGATAGACATCCTCTAATAAAACCTAATATCGAAGATTTAAATGTTTCTTCACACCCATGTGTTCTGCATTTCCAGTTGCCTCTATAAGAATCTCCTGTGTGATATAGATTAAATGCAGAATCATTATCTCCTCCATGTATTGGGCAACTACAAATTACCATTTTATCTGATATTCTATAGTCTTCGACGTCTAATACATCTAATAGCTCTTCTATATTATCACAAAGCCTATCTGACATCACCTTTAGTTGGGCTTGATCAGGAAAATTCGATTGCTTGGTCTTCGTTATCATTGATTATAAACCCATCGTTATCAGGAGTGTTACCATTAGTTAATTCTAGTCTAGTTTGACCTTCTGTGATTTTTGCACACCAACCCTTCATATTGCAGTTGATGTAATCGTTGTCATCCAATCCTCCACCATGTCGACTAATAACAGGCAACAACTTTCTATTGCCAGCATTTGGTCCGTCTTCTGCTATTTCTTCATCTGTCTTTCTTTTAAATATTGTAAAGTTGCTACAAAGCCATATAATTCTATCGGAACCACTAGCTGTATCAGTACTTTCTTTGGTTATGCCGTCTCTGTTAAGCTGTACAAATGCTACCACAGGAATACCATATTTGCAAGCAAAATTATGTAAAGAAGTCATCATAAAGCCTAGGACCTGATATTCTTTAAGGTCTTGAGACATACCTTGACTATCCATTAGTTTAAGATAGTCATAGAATACAACACAGTCATTAGCTGTACCGTCTGATTTTAAACCTACTTCTTTGACAATCCATCTTCGCATAACAGCTAGCTGTTCTTCAAAAGGTTTACCAGCAATACTTTTATGATATAGTGGGATATTTGCAATGTTCTTAGCAGAGTCTTTAATTTTCTTTTTCATATTAGGAGAATCAGCAAATTTACCAGATTCAATTTTATTAATTTCTACTTCAGTAGACATGGCTAATATTCTATGGATATGATCTTCTTTCGTCATTTCAGTATCCATATTAAGAACTGGTATTTTTAATTCGTTTGCTATATAAAAACCCATGTTGTCAGATAAAAGGGTTTTACCAGTTTTCGGTCTTGCAGCAATAACATTGATTGTATTTCTTCTTAATCCTCCGCCAATAGACCTGTCGTATACAGGAAAGCCTGTAGAGATACCTATTTGATCTACTGGATTTGTTTCTAGATAATCCACATAATCTTCTATAGAAGAACCCATGGTCGTTGGAGCAGTTTCGGAATCTGTTAATTTAGAAGAAAAGTCAAATACCGCATCTTCTGCAATACCTAATATAGCAGCTATAGATTCATTACCATTAATGTCTAATATTTTATTTTGTGTGTTTTTTAATTCTGAATGTAAGTCTCTAGCAATCTGTAGTTTTTTAATTTTGGCAGCAAATTTTCTAGCATTATTACCGTCTACAGGAAAGTCTTTAATTGCTTTTATATGCTGAGATTCTTGTTTAGTATTTAATAAGTTTGAAAGACCTAGCTCTTGAGCAACAGAGAATACAGATGCTATATCAATATGAACACAGGTTTCTTGTTCAGATATATGCTTTAAGCACTGGAACAGATATTGGTTACTGTCTATGGTGAAGGTCTGTTCATCAATTAAATCTGCAATGTCCAAGAAGGCTTTATCACCACCTTGCATTATTGAACTCAAAACTGCTCTTTCGGCAGCGGGATCACACAATATCATCAACCAGCTCCTTTAGCACAACTATTACATTTATATCTATTTACACCATCAACGATTAGCTGTCCACTAACTTGTTCTTCTTTGCCGCATACTCTACATCTTACATCAATTAATGCTGCTGGCCTGTTACGCATAATCGGTTGCGAAGACTTTAATTTTTCGTCTATAGCAACATCATTTTTGTGCATATTTTTTTCTGGCATATCTAAGAATAGGTTCTCTTCTAAACCATAAGGCTGTCTTTTTCTAACATTGGGGTTTTTAGATTTAGGAGCAGATATTTTTTTTTGAGGAACTTCTATAGATTCTGATGTTGAAGACTTTTCAGGATCAGGAGTTTCTTCCCCGTCTAATGTTTCTATCATTGCATATAATAGTTGTTTTAATTTATCTGTGTCTACATTAGCCATTTTTCACCTTATTCCTTTGTATTGAAATAATAATATCTGATAAGTTTTTTAAAGTATTAGCCATATAAGAAAGCCTGTCTATTCTTTGCTTGGCATATCGTTTAATCTTATTTAAAGAATCTGCTTTGGAGTTATGTTTGATTGCTTGCAAAGATTTTTCAATATATCCATATCCTTTGTAGCTGTTTATTTCATCAGCAATAACTTCTTTGATTTTGTCATCAGACCAATTGTACCTAGCTAGTTCTCTGTTAATAGTTCTCTGTATATGGAAAGCAAATTGAGATAAGCGATATGCTATTTCTCCACATTGATCTGGAGTAACTTTTTCTAAAACATCCCTAGACATTGTTAAATACTCATTAAGTTCTTCAGAAGGTAGGCTTTCTGTGACGTAATTGGGTAGTCCCATCCCTTGTTCATATTCATCTAATATTGTATCCCAGTGTTCTAATTCTTCTTTAGTTGTTTTCATGTTAATAGTCTGTCTCTCCATTCCTCTTCTGATTCTGAATAAGGAAGTTCTACGTATTCAATATCGTTTTTTTCACACCATTCTTTTTTTTGCTGATCTCTTTTTCTATGCTTCAAAAATCCTAAAGTGTTGTTGTGATAAAATTGTACAAATTTATAATGCTGTTCACCGTGAACCTCTATACAAGTTTTACTCAATGGGAGATAAAAGTCAAGATACAAAGTTTCATTTTTTCTAATGGGTGCTCCTACCTCTTCTAATATCTGCAGTGTGGGGAAACATTCTTTAATTAATTTTCTAGCTTTAAGATGCAGACCCGATTTATTAAGCCTACTACCTTTTGCTATATGACCCTTTAAAGACCATTTCTTAATATTGTCGTCCAAATCACTGATGTTCATTGTATACCCATAGTTGTTTTTACTTCTTTCCAAAGACTATCATAAATTTTAGGATTCTGTGCTATAAAATCTCTAGCTTTTTCTCCACCTTGAAACTTAGGACTATCTTTGACACCAGAAAAGGTATACCAAGCACCACCTTTATCTATCAGTCCCAAATCTGTAGCCAAATTAAACAGTTCCATTTCTTTATCTACTCCAATTCCATATCTAATATAGCTAGTAATTTTAGCACCCGGAGGACCTAGAGCAGAACATATTACTTGCCAATCAATCGTTTGACCAATTTGTGTCTCTTCCTTGCCAACGTTCCATGCTTTAAAATATGCTGCTTTTAATTTAATATCTGTTTGATAAGCAATTGCTTGTCCGGATTTTTCTTTCCATTCACTACTGCCATATCCAGGATTGCCCATAAGATGAGTAATTCCTATCACAATATTTTTATTTACAGGGATTACATTAGCTACTTTTCTACAAAACTTTGCTAATAACTTTGCCCCATCTGCTCTTTGCATTTTGCTCATATCCGATGTAATTTCTGATTCTGTACACAACGCAGAATACGAGTCTATAATAACTACTGAACCAGGAACTTCATTAATGATTCTTTCTCCGATTTGTAGATATTCTTCAGCATGTAATATTTTCCCTGTTTTAGATCCTATAATATGGAACCTGTCTAAATCTAATCCAGCTATACCGTTAAGGTCTCTCTTTTTCAGCCTACCCTCTATATTTAGGTAGTACACCTCTCTACCATCAGCAAAATCTCCATGAGCATATTTCTTCTGTTGGGCAATCGCCGCAACAAAAAGAGATGTTGTTGTTTTACCACATTTCGGCTGTCCTGTAAAGATGACAAAACTACCTTCTGGAATACCTCCGTTAAGGGCTATATCTAAAGAAGGACTTATAGGAATAGTTACAATATTTTTATCAATTACAGAATTACCAGATAGTATAATATCATCGCCAAAAGTTTTTTTAATATCAGTTTGTATGCTCATCGTCCATATCCTCTAATTTAGAAAGTATATTGTTTTTAATTTTATTTTTCCGGAAGGTTTTTCCTTGGGCTCTTTCAATAGGTTTTGAAAGTTCATTATTTTCTGTCATTAATTTTTTTTGTTCTGATTCTATTACGGGAGATAACAGAGGAGCCCTCAGAGAATATGTATTTCTGGTTTTTGGATTTTTTAATGCTCTAATTATAGCTTTTGCTTTATACTTTTTCAACAGTTTGTGTGCAGCACCAATTTGATTTTTATAAAAATTTTCCCATTCTTTATTTAACCAGAATCTATAATGCAAATCTTTCTTTTCTCTTTTAGCTTTTTTTTCACATATTATTTCTGTAATATACTGAGCATCAGAGACCTCTTTGCCGTTAGAATATTTTGATATATACATAGCCCCACCTATTGGTTTGGCTTATAAATATACGATTCTGGGTTTCTAAAAGATTGGCTTTTTGTTGATTCCTCAATTACTTGAGAAGCTTCTCCAGTCATTACCGTTACCCCAGAGCTTCCGCCGCCTGTTTCGTTTATCATTAGCTTTTTAGCTGCTGATACTTTTTCTGTTTTTGTTTTAACCTGACCTTTAGAAGAAGCATTCTTTTCTAAAATACTACCAACCTGTTTAACGGTTAAATTCAATTCTGATGCAATATTTTCTTGTGACATATCTTCATTATCCAGCCACCTAATTGCATAAGATTGTGCTTTAGTTATTCTACCCATTATATTAATTCCCTTTCAGTATTTAATAGCCATGATTTTACACCAGTTTTCAGAAAACTTATATAGTAATCAAAAGCTTTTTGGTTTACCATAATAAATTTTGAATCTTCTTTATAAGCAGAACTGTACGAATCCTTGTCGTTCCCTAGTTGATTATTAGGATCTACAGGTCTACTTGAACTGTCGCACTTTATCATAAGCCTATAGGATCCATTATCACGCACTATCTTTTTAGCAAAAACAGTATCGTTATTTTCTTTTGTTCTTGGATTATTGTTATCATCTAAAAAATCTTCTTGTCCTACAGAAGTATAAAATTCATCGCTGCCAATTGTTACTTTGTTGTTTTTTGCTGTTGTTATAAAGTCATCCATCATTAGTTTCCTTTGCTGCATTAATTAAAGATTGTTGAAAATGTTGTAAAAACTTTTCCATATATTCATTAGCATCTGATGTTTCTGGCACAGGCATATGAAAATTTCTTTTATATAACTTTTTTAAATTTGTATTTTCTCTTTTTTCATTTTGTTCAAAAACACTACACTCTACAGAAAACACTACCTCGTGTGCTGCGTCAGTGATTTTTTTAGGAGATGTATCTAATTCGTCATATTGGAGAAATTCAGATCTTTTTTCTGGATCTTCCATGATATCTTTTATCTGCTGCTCTATATTTACGTCCATTTTGTTCTTGGTCCTCTTCTGATTTTTTTGGAGCCATCAGGCATTGGTTTCTGGAACGAAGAGTCTTTGTATTCATTATGCTTATGGTATAAGTGGGTCTTATGGTCGTCGCTCAATCGGTCTCTATTTCTATTTGCTAAATCTCCTAGTTTTATTTGATCGTCAGACTTAATAACACTACCTGTCATATTTTGTAAATCTGTACTATAAGATCTTTCTATCTTTTTACTATTACATTTAGTACATTTAGATTTACTTACAGAATTATCATAATTGCTATAAGTAGCAAAAATTTCAAATGTGTGACCACATTTAGAACATTTAAAAGTATAAACCGGCATATTAAATAAGGTCCCTATTTATTTCTTTAATCCACGAAGAGTTTTGAGTTGTTAAGAATTTTAAATACTTATTAAAAACATAGTAATTTACTTGTACAAAACTATATTTAGACTTACAAGTTCTGTCTACAAAATTACCGGTTGGTTGATTTTTATTATTAGGATTATATGCTTGTTGTTTAGCATCAATAGCTATATAGAATTTATATGAGTTATTGTCCACTCCTAAGCTACTGTTAGGAACCATGTGTTTTGGTTTTCTAGAAAGTAGTGCTTTAGCATACAAAAAATTTGTATTTTCTTTTTCTAGTCTAGGGAGTTTATCTTCGTCAAGATAGTCTTCTGAACCAGATATTGTATAGTATTTATCCATTTATATAAACTTGCTAATATATTTTTCCCATATGTCTTTGGACTCTACATCTATAGTAATCACCTCTTGGTACCAAGGCAAGTATTTTGGAGAAAATTTTGGCTTAATCGGTTGTGAAAGTAGCGTCATATTAGCTTCTTCAGGTGTTTTATTAGCTTTCTTAGTATTGCATTTTCTACAAGCAGTTACTATATTTGTCCAACTGGTGCATACTTTATTGTCTTTAAATTTAGACTTAGGCACAATATGATCATATGTTAGCTGACTTCTTAACAAATGTTTTCCACAATATTGGCAACTGTTATTGTCTCTGGTAAATAAGTTCTTACGAGATAACTTAACATTCATTCTAGAGGATTTAAAATATCTTGTAGCCCTAGCTACCGCAGGAACAGGTATTAGTCTATTATTTGAGCAGATAATATTATCATCATATTGTTCTAATATCTGAATACCATAATTAAAATCATGCAAATATTTAATCTGCCATACGATAGCTTTTTTCCAATGAATGATACACATTGGAGTAAAGTCACAATTAAGTACTAAACATTTTCTATTATGGTTGTTCATTATCAAGTCTACGGACTATATCCCCTATAATTGGATTTCTCACAATATCGGAAGTTTCTAGTCTACAAGATCCGACACTATTGATATCATCTAGCCTATTAATTAATTCTAAAAAACCACCCTGTTGTTGTCTTTGTAGATCCGACTGAGCGATATCTCCAGTAAGGACCATTTTACTGTTCATGCCAATACGTGTTAAAAGCATTTTCAATTGATCATACGAAGCATTCTGACATTCGTCAGCCACAATAAAAGAATTATGGAAACTTCTGCCCCTCATTAAACCTAAAGGTACAACTTCAATTTTTCTACCTACTTTTAATTTAGTATAACTCTGCATTTGTAAGAAATAATTAATTTCATCAAATAAAGGCAGCAAATATGGGTGTAATTTTTCTTCTGCTGTACCGGGTAAATATCCTAGTTTTTCTCCTGCTTCTACAACAGGTCTAGTGATTACAATTTTTTCTACCTTTAAATCTAAAAGATATTCTAGGGCCATGCCTATAGCAATATGTGTTTTGCCACTACCAGGAACACCTTGACAAAATGTTACAGTATTTTCTGCTACTTCTCTGATATATTCTTTTTGATTTATTGTTCTAGGTTTTAGTCTATTTTTAAAACCAATAACATGTTCATCAGGAGTTAATTTATCAAGAGTTTTTTTGGGTTTTCTTTTTCTCAAAACTTTACCTCTATAAGATTAGAATTAAATTAGACAAGCACCACCGGCACAACTAATTTCCTCTATTCCTACGGTATTATCCTCAGTTTCCATAAGCTGCGTATAATCAACCTTAGTAAAACTATTATATAAATCACAGTATATTTTCCAATTATATACGTCTTTCATACAATATGTTAATCTTTTTAAATCTTCTTCAAAATATTTTTTAGCGAACCTATGCATTTTTATAGCAAAGATTTTTTTATCGTCAGAGTCCTTGTCGGATTGCTGATCTAGCGTGATATAGTCACAAGCAGCCCATAGGTTTAAATTAAAGGCATTGAGTCCAAGTTCTATTAAACCAGAACACCACAGTCCCGCGTCTCCATACTCTTTCACTATTTCTCTACTAGTGTAAACAGTAGTAAAAGGAGCTTGCGGATAATCTTTATCTCCACTTTGTGGTATCAGACTAATTCCTGCAAAAAATTTACGATTATTATAAATAAACTTAGTAACAGATTCCCATTCGTCAGGTTGTACAGTAACTGTATTGCTAACATTGTGGCTTAGAAAGTCTTGAGTACATAAGGATCTGTTTTTTCCAGAATGCACCCAGTTTCTTTGAGCGTCTTTTACAACACCTAGCATCTCAACAGCAGGTAATTGATTTTTTAGTTTTGACCCATCAGGCACTTCTATAGGAAATTTTACTACCTCATCTGTATCATTCGCAGACCAAGATGATTTTTCACAAGCTAACGGGTTATAGCTTTTAAAATATTGATATGGAGGTTCTAATATGTTGGCCTGTACATGCCTAATGTATCTTTTAGCATGGTGTGGATGAATGCCTGAACTAGTACCTAGCATACTACTACTTGTACCTTCTGGTTTTAAACAGGTTACTCTAGCAGCTTGATTAATGCCTATTATCTTAGCCAGTTCTTTATTTGTATCAACAGCAATTTTAGCACCTTTTTTTAATACTTTTTCTGTTAAGACTAATTCATGTTTTTCCATAATGCCAGTTAGAGATACTCCTAGTAAAGCTTCTCTTTCAAAAATAGCATTTGTTGTATCTCCTAAGTATTCTAAATCTGTAAAGCCAGCCTGTAATGTGCCAATAACAGCAGCTGCCTTACATCTTTCGTAAAAATCTTCTTCGTCAATTACAGAAGAACAATTAATAGTAGAAAGATTACAGCCTTGCCATCCAGACTTGCCTGTTTTTTCGTCAACAGGCCACATGCCTACTTCAACACAAGGGTTGAATGTCATTTCAGTAGAATCGCTCCAGATAAAACCTGGTTCTCCAAACTCTTTAACCGATTCCATGAGTTCTGAAAATTGTTCATATGTAGTATCATCTTTCAAAAGCAAAGCAGAATTGTTGCTTCTGGCTCTTTGTGGATTATCTACATACCAGTTACCTGTCTTGGCCTTAGCCATCTCTTCGTCATCTGCACTAAATAATGCTAAAGACGCACTTCTACGAACACCACCAGATAGTACAGCATCGCTGCTGTGCATAATAACATCATAAGCATCGATCGGTCGTAATTTTTTTTGCTTACTTTCAACACATGCCTCCAATAATTCTCTAATTTTTTCTAAACCTTTTTGTAGTGGTTCAAAACCAGGGGCTTTGCCAACACCAGAAGATAGGGTTGACCCCTTTTTACGAATATTGCTATAGTCAAAAACTATATACTTGTCTTTATATTCAGCAAATCTTGATTCACTAGGCTTACTAAAGTAGGAACTTAGTAAAACACCTAGAGAGTCTGCCCAGCCTTCGATACTGTCTTCTACTTTATACTTTACACCTTTTCTTTTGTCTTTTTTATTATGAGATAATGTTGGCAGTTTACTGATATGATGTTTTTGTACGCTAAAGCCCGTACCACTACCACACAACAGTAACCAAAAACATTCTTGAAAGAATCTTGAACGATCACAGTATGAACTGGTACAGTTATATATTTTTGCGTGTCTTTTTAATATCGGCTCTCCACCAAACTGTAAAGCTCTTTGGCTTCCTAATACTTTCTTCTTGAGCATAATATCGTACGCCCAATTAATTTGTTCTGTAATATTTTCATTTTTATATTGAGTATGCATCATGTTCTTGACACGATCTACTGCCTCTTTCCATGTCTCTCTACGATTTTCTTTTTCTATCCATCTTGCATATTTACTAACGAAAGTATAGTTTTGCAGTTCGTTCAACGCCGACATTATTTCTCCTTAAAAATTATTCTTGAGCAAGCCCTGGTAAGAAGTGATCATTTCATAGATATGATAAATCATAGGTTAGAGTTTTGCAAGGGCTACGGGACATTAAAACGTTAAGTTATTTTTATAATACACCAGCTAAATTTTTGATCCAGGAAAAGTCTGTTTCAACTTTTTCTATAGTTATTTTTGTTTGGTGTACGAAAAGGTCAAATTTATTTTTTTCTTCCTGATTAAACAGATGTGTGCCGTGACTATCAGCCATAATGACTTTTTGTATTCCTTCTTGCCATAAAGACATAATACAATCATTACAACTTTGTCCTGTTATATAAGCTACTCCATTATCCGGCCTAATCACACAATTAGATAGAGCATTTCTTTCTGCATGTATCATCCAATGATATTTTTCTGGTCTTGTTTTTGGTAAGGCAGCGTCGTCCATACCTTTTGGAAATCCGTTGTATCCTACTCCCAAAATTCTATGTTGCTGATCTGTTATTACACATCCGTGTTGTGTATGTATGTCATGGCTGCGTTGAGAAATCAACTTAGCGATACCTAAAAAATAATTATTCCAGTCTGGTCTCATGTAATTATCATATGTTAAATTAGGCACTGTGTCAATAGCAAATAATATTATTTCTTGTGCAAGATTGCGTAGTCGTAAAAACTGTCTATTTCGTCCTTGCTGATCTTTTGGCTGTTCTCGTCTGAATAGTTTAAAATGAGATTGCTAACTAAATATTGTCTATTAATAAATTTTGCAGTTGCTATGTTTTTTGGATCTATGAATAATGTAAACAAACAATCAAGAGATTCTTTTATAAAGTAATCATATGCTACTTTAGCATTTACTTCTTGTACATAACTTTTTAAATAATTTTCTGTTAGTTTTAAGAACTTGATAAGTTGATCATTGCCTGTAGCATATAGGGCCGTACCTCCATTTATGTGTGTATTCATTACAGTCAGCCTTTTGCTCCCAACATCTTTTGTCTTCTGTTCTGTTCCATCATATATAGATCCACATATCCAAAAATTACCATTATATTTAACGAAACCCCGTAATCTGTTTAACCAATCTTTACCAAAATAACAATCACATTCTAAAAACAAACATGTATTATATTTTTGAAGCCAATCAAAAGTTTTATAAAAAGTATAATTAGGACCAGAATAATAACCATAATCTGGTATGGTAGCATACTCTTTATTGCTTTTTTTATCATAGTATATATCATATTCTTTAGGAATATCTAAACATATAATTGTTACAGAATTAAAGAACTGTTTAAAGAATTTAATATCTATAGAGCTTTGCATATTTTGTTTGGTTACAACAACAAAGTCCAAGTCCACAGAATATGTATGCTTTTCAAGCTCTTCACAAAATCTCATATATAAACCGTTTGACAGCTCATTACCTGTCATCAAAAGAACAACGGCTTCTAGAGAATTTTTAAATTTTATAGGCTTGATATCAATATTTATTAATTCGTCTATAGCTGGCGAACACAAAGGGGTTGAACGATAATCTCTATTCTCTTCTTTGCCGTATTCTAAATAGTGTTGTTCGGCGTCTTTTTGGTTGTAAATACCAGCAGATACTAAATCATAATTATGAAATAGGTATTGTCTCCATTTAAAGTTTACTGGTAATTTGTTTTCCATACTATAAAAACATTTCATTTAAACAGTTGTTGAAAATCTTTTTATTAAATTTATTTTTTGTATATTGCTTCATATTATTTCTAATATTTGTCCAAATATTTTTATCTGTATATAACATAGCTATTTTTTCAGCAAAATCTTGATCATCTTTTCCTATTAAGCATTCTTTTCCATTAGACCATTCTAGCTGTTTTGCAAGCAAAGGAGTTATAACTGAAGGCAAACCATAAGAAACAGCATTAGTAACTTTATGAGGTATGCCAGCAGCAAATCTTGTAGGACCAATAAATAGCTTGCAGTTATTATAATAAGAGTCTAATGCTTCGACACCACCTATTACTTTAATATTTTTGGTGTTATCTAAAGCCTTGATTGCTGGAGACCTGTTGTAGCCCACTAACAATAAATTGCAGTCTAGCTTATCTAGAGTTTTAGGCCATACATTATTAATAAAATAGACTATAGAATCATAATTAGGATTATATTTATTTTCATTAATTATAGCTCCAACAAATAAAATATCTTTTCTTTTATTAAAAGATTTGTCTCCAAATCTAATTGGGTGGTAATGTCCAAGTATTTTAGTATTGGTGACTTTATTTTTTTCAAAAAAACCTTTTTCGTAATTAGACACAAGACATATCGTATCAGCAGGTTTGGTTATGGCAAGTTCTTTTAATCTGTGTCTGTCTTTAATCTTTTCAGATAGTTCTAGCCCATCTATTATCTCTGCTTGCAAAATCTCTCTATTGGCATAAATTGCTTCAGCATCATATATTATTTTAGCTTTATTATTCTCCTTAATGTCATTCATATATCTTGCTGCATTATGTGGCCTACTAATAAAAGCAATATCATATAAATTTTTTCTATCCAATATAAAACTTTTAAAATCTAAATCTTTATTAACAACCTCAACACCTAGTTGTTGAAATTCTGATAAAATATTTTTGTCTGTAACTGTTTCAGGACAAGTGGCATACAAAGTTATTTGTAAGCCTAAGGATGCAATATATTTTAAAATGTCGTATGATCTAGGATATCCTTGTCCTTTTTTAGGATCTGGCAATATATCATCTACATATAACAGTCTTTTGTTTTTATTAACGGATCTAGTTATATGTATGCTTTCTTGTCTAGAAGGAAAACTTTCTAATGATTTATGCCATTTGCTAACAAATATATTTCTATTTTGTTTTTGAATGTCTAGGGCCTTATCTGCAAAAGTACTGTACTCAAAGTGATATATCTTAGATAAAGGCTGATATATAATTTTATAGCCCATTTGTTTAAGCTTCATACAATAGTCTACTTCTTCATAATAACCAGGACTATATTCAAGATCAAAACCACCAATCTGTGACCAAAGATCCTTTTTAGTTATTAATAATGCCCCAGAACAAAAATCTACTTGTTTAACATAATTATATTCTGGTTTTGTATAGTCATCATTTCTTCCATGCCCAAAACATGAACCGTCACTTAATACGATAGATCCGGCTTCTTGCAAAAGACCGTTAGACATAATTATCATGCCCCCAGCAGCACCAACATTTTTATTTTTAATCGTATGATATAAAGTAGACACTGTTTCTTTTAAAACTATAGTATCATTATTGAGAAATAGAATATAAGGAGCTTTTGATGAGTTTGTTCCTATGTTACAAGATTCTACAAAACCAAGGTTGGAACTATTATTAATAAGAGTAATACCCTGAACATATTCTTGTAAAACTTTATTAGTATTATCTGTGGAGCAATCATTGACCACAATGATCTCGCAATCTTTGATCATGTCTGCTTTGTATAAAGATTCTAGGCACGCTAGAGTATAATAGGGTTTATTATAACTAGGTACAATTATAGTAACTTTAGGCTTATTTGTTTTTTTGAAAATAATTTTTGTATTATTACAAATAGCTTGCCATTTGTCTATGGTCCTATTTAAAGACGTTTGTTGCAGCATTAAAGCAGCGGGTTTTGCTGTTTTATATTGTCTATTCTCTTTTATTCCAAATAACAGATAATGTTCTGTAGCGGATAACTCATCGTTAACTCCGTTTTTTTGTAGGTCTGGATTTAGAGACAGATATGTTTTAAAACAAAAATCTGCTGGCCTTAAACTATGAAGATCTTTACATGATCTTGCTGTTTCTTGATTAGATTGCCACATACTATTTGCAAATATTATTGTCTTTATCAGAAATTATTGTTGGCTCTATTGGCCAATCTATATTATAGTCTTTATAACAATATGATTGATCCAATTTGCTATTATATTCATGGTCTTGTTGATATATTAAAATACAGTCTTCTAATGCTAAAAAGGCATGGCCACAAAATGCAGGAATGTATAAACTATTAAATTTAGCTGATGTTAATTCTATTCCAAAATATTCTCCATATGTTTTGCTGGTAGGTCGTAGGTCCACACAAACATCATATACTGAACCACTGATACAGGTAACATATTTTGCATATGGAGTCCTGTGAACGCCTCTTAAGGTCCCTTTTTTAGAAGAACTATAATTTGTTTGCACAGGTTTAAATGACGCATCAGATTTAGAACTTTTGAAGATTTCACAAAAAATGCCTCTATGATCTTTAAACATAGTTGGCTCTATGCAAAAGCAATTATCTATATGGGTACTATACTTATTCACCACTTAACATCCAGTCTATTGTTTTAGTTAGAGAATCATCAAAACTAATAGGCTGCTGCCATCCCATATTTCGAAGTTTACTGCCGTCAAGACTGTATCTTCTATCATGACCGGGTCTGCTTTTTTCTAAATCAACATATTGTAGTCTAGGTTTTTTATTCATTGATAAACCTAGTTTTTTAACCATATCGTCATTATATAGCTCAACATCCCCAACCACATTATAGTGTTCTCCTGCTTTCCCGTGATTAAATAAAAATAGGGTAGCATTTGCTGCATTTCTTGCATGGAGCCAATGTCTTTGCCCTACATATTCAACATTGCCTTGACTATCTAACTTAGCATGTATCTTTACTGGCTGATTTCTATTTATGAGATCAATAGCTAAAGCAACAAATTTTTCTTTATGCTGTCTTTCTCCAAAAAGATTCATAGTATAAGTATGAATAATTGGCAATTTGTATGTATTGTGGTATGCTATCCCCAATGCCCCTTGTCCTGCTTTACTAGCACTATAGGGATTACTAGGTCTCCACCTATCGTCCTCTTTAAAGTCGTACCCTTCTGGTGCTGGACCAAAAACTTCATCCGTTAAATAGTTAATAAATAAAGCCTTGGGGCAATATTTTCTATACCACTCTAATAAATTTAAAGTCCCCATAACATTATCTTCAACAAACTGTTTGGGGTGAGTTATACTGCGAGTAACATGACTATTTGCTGCTATATGAGCAACATAATCAACTTCTCCTATTGCTTCTATGGTATGAGGAGGTAGATCAAACTTTAAATCGTGATATACTATCTTAATTCTATGAGCATTTTCTTTTACATGTAAACTATTGACTATTCTTTCCATATCTCCGACATAAGTTAATCTACACAGAGCTACTATATTCCAGTCAGTATTTACTAATACCTCTTCTACAAAATGGGATCCTAAAAAACCGGAAGCACCGGTTATTAATACTGTTTTCATTTTTATCCTATATGATAGATTTTAAGTATCGTGATGTTCGTCACTCAAGTCTGGTTCAACTTCAGTGCTTAACACTATATTAAGAGCAGCATCCTTTATGTCTACTTTCAAAATTTTATCAGACCACGATAACAAAGCCTTGGTTATATCTCTTGGGTTAAGATCATCTCCTGAAGAGTCTATATGATCTTTTGCTTCGGAAGCGATTATACCAGGATTGGCCATATCTTCTACATATATATCTATAGTGTTTATGTCGTAAACTATAGAATCGAAATACTCAAAATGATTACTCATGTTTTATTTTTTCTCTGTTAATTTGTTATATAGTACTAGTGCAATAACTCCACCAGCTACTCCTAAAAATATACCAGATGGCTCTAATTGTGAATTAAAACCACAGATATAATGTACTGCTCCTCCCATATAGGAACCAGCAACACCCAGCGCAATAGTTTTAAAAAAACCAAAATTTTCTTCTCCCGGTACTAAGCTTTTTGCAATAGCGCCAACAAAAATACCATATACTGCCCATACTAATAAACTAAACATTATTGGATGCCTCCACGATTTCTATAAGTTTTTCTTCCGTGAGTTCGTTACCTACTTCCATGATTGATTCTGTCATAGATCTACCATATATTTTATATTGTTCTCTGCCTATGTGTTGTCTGATTGCCTTTTTTATTCTCATTACTGTATACCAAGAATTTCTATCACAAACTTTTTTGATTCTTTTTGCACAAGATTCCGACGTTCGTTGTTTATCACAGTGCTGCATTATTCTAACTAAATTTAAAATAATACCTATAATCATAATAGTTAAGATAATACTACCAAAGTTTTCATCTTTGCTTTTTTCTGCAGATTTAGTAGATATTGTTCGTGCTATATCTTCTAGTGTTTCATTATTCATTGATTGATGTTATTGTTGGGTTAATAATTATTGTATTTTTAGAACCTTTTTCTTTGTCATCAGGTTCGCAGTATCCACAACTGACTTTTGCTATACCGTCACCACTTATATACCATCCTTTGCCTTTACAAATAGGACAGTCTTTTCTTTTGTATTTTTCTACAACCGTACCACCTTGCTCTGCTGCAATTTTACCGCCAACTAATGTTACAACAGAAACTGTACTATAGCTAGTAGTTGAAGCAGACAGTGCTACTACTCCGATTAATATGCCTATTGCTAGTATTTTCATTTGTTGAATATCCTGTCTAATAGATCTTTTAAAGGTCTTTTAGGTTTGGGTGTTGTGATATCGGTCGGTTTAAACATTTTTAAAATTGCTAATATAAAATTAGTGATAGTCTTAACTAGACTATTTAATGCTATTTTATCTAATAATCTCATAAGTAAGCCTCAAATCCGTAATCTGGAAGTTTCTGTGGTGGAAATCCATTAAAGTCACTAAAGGCATAAGCTCCATTTTGCCTCAACATACCTTCTGCTACATCTGCATGTATTAAAAAAGAACCATCTGGGATAGGACCCCATTCTGGATGTCCTCCACTATTGAATTTACCCCAACTATTTTGTACGAGAAAAGCAGGCTCGTCGCCCGTATCATCGCAAGCTGTCCAGGCCATTGCATGATTCCAGCCTCCAGATTTTCTTGCAAATCCCTTCTTATCTCTTTTGTTTGAAAATCCATAGCTACTACATACACTTAATCCATACCCATTAGCAAGTGCGTCTCTAGCTTCTTCTACTGTTTTGATTAAAGACGCTGTCTTAACCTGATGATCATCTGCTTTGTCAATAACTTTATCTGGTAAACCTCTAGAGCCCCATCTTGTTCCTACACTGCTATTATATTTACTAAAATCAGCTACTCCAGGATAATTTTTTCTGACTAAAACTCCACCTGTTTTACTTACAAATGAAGCAGCTCGACTGCAACTCATACCTTGTCCACCATGACCACGACATCCGTATATGGCTTCTGTCGCTCCCCTAGCAATCCAGCTTTCTGCGTCTCCTTTGATATGAATTTCTACTGCTCTTGTTACATCACAAGCATTACGAGTAGCATGACTCACACAGTCTCCTGTGGTTTGTCTTTCAACATAACAGTTTTTATCAAAATGTAAAGCAGACTTAAAAGGAGTAGACAGCTTACCTTTTCCACTATCTTTAATTTTTTTTGATCCGTCTTTGAAATAGGCATATCTAGATGTTTCTATTAATTCATCATAAACATGCTGTTCCCAAAGACATCCACTAAAGCCTTTTCTGTATTCATTATATAATTGATCTGGTGTCATTCTTGGCATTATTTAGATCCTTGATAGAAAGCCCATGATAAAGCTCTGAAAGATTCAGCAGCTTTTTTTCGTAATTCTGGTGTTAAAGAAATATCTTGATCTCCAATACCTGCTACTATTACTGCTTTAGATGCTTCAGCTAAATTAGGATATTTATCTTTTATATTTAGTCTCAACATTTTACCAGACAAAGCATTAGCTTCTCTGATACTTAAAGTGTCAGTAATTATTTTGTCATCACCATCTAATTCTATTAGTGTTGCTAAATCACAGTATAAAGATGTTAGCTTAAGACAATCTCTTTTTCTTCCAGACTCTTCAGAAGATTGTAATATTTCTACTACAATCCTAGATTTAGCCAATAAATTATCATCAGCAGGAGCATCTGTAACACACCCTTCTACTACAGATATAGCAGAGCCTGGAGTATAAATAGAACTTAAATCTGGTTTTAAAAAACCAAAAGCCAAAAGTATTACCCCTATTACTAATAGAGTATTTTTTTTCATAGTTCTACATCCTTTTTAACTGGTTGTTTATCTTTACAAACTGTTGGACTAAGGTAAGGAAACATTTCGTCTGCAACCTGAACAGCCTTTGAGCAGCCGCTGCGTTCTGCTAAGTCTCTTGTTTGTTTCCAAGAAACTACAAGATCAAAAAATAAATTTTGTGTTTCTACAGGAGCATCTTGTAAATGTTCTGGCATTTTAATCATTGGCTGATCTTTCTTTTTTTTAAGATCTCCAAAATATTCTTTAAGACTAGCTATAGCATCTGTTACTAATTTTTGAACAGGACTAAGTCTATCCTTAAATAATACCCATATAATTATACCAGCACCAGCATATAAAGCCAAATCCATAGGCCCCACACTACTACTAAACTCCTCGAAACTTTGTGTAAAATTCATTTTAGCTCCTCACTATTTTTTTAATATTATTTAGGAAATTCTCAACAATAGGATTTTTCTCAACACCGCCTACAGTAGCTTCGACCTTAACGGTTTCTCTGGATGTAAAAACCCCAACCTGTCTAAATGTCGCAACCATAGCATCGATACCAGAACTAACAAGTATCATTAAAAAGCTTTTAACATGAGTATGTATAATTGGCTCTAAAACAGATGGTATCCATGGGAGATCAACATAGGTAAAAATTTTGTCATAAAAACTACCAATTAATTCTAATGCTAGTTTTTTCTTATCTGGACTACTAAGGTCTTTGCCAAAGTTTTCTATAAGCTGGATTACTACAGCAGTTAATAGCTGTAAGATTTTCCATACTTCACTAATAGCAAATCTTTTTACATCTGAAAGCGACTTTTTAGTTTCATTAATTAAATTTTCTACTTCTTTTCTGATTAATTCTTTAGTTGTTGAATCGCTCATTTTTTTACCTCATGTGATTATATATGGTTCAATCTCTTTAAAAATCTGTTCGCCTACGCCATTAATATCTATTAATTGTTTTGATGTTGAAAAATTTTGTTTTGTTCTATAGTCTACAATCTTTTGAGCAGTCACTGGGCCTATATGCGGTAGTTGTATTAATTCTCCTATACTAGCAGTATTTATATTAACATTTTTATGTTCTTTGTCTATCCCAATATAGTCTTCAAGTTCTTTACTTACCCTATCTTCTTTTTCTTCTCTTGCTTTTCTTTCTGATAGATATCTAGAGAAAAAAGCAAATTGACCACCAATTAGTATAATACTTTCAACAACATGAGTTGACACACTAATCAAATCATCTTTAGTGTCAGCTTCTGTAATTACTCCAAATATAAATAATCCACTAATAACAAAGCTTACTAATGTAAACCAAAATTCACTAGTTTTATATCCAGGTTTGCTCATCATATAAATACACCAGACCTATATTTACTGTAATATCTCTATATATAGATACACCTTAATTAAGGCAATAAATACGATTAAGAACTAGTATAAATTTGTGTGCTACCTAGATAGATTTTGGCAACAGTCGCGTTGCCTATGTATATAGTAGCAATTGATGTGTCTGTTTTTACTGCCATAATTATATTATAAAATATAGGGTATTAGAATCTGGAGAAGAAATAGCATCATAATTAGCTTGAGTAATTTTTACCATATTTAATATTCCACTAGCACCAGTAGTGCCAAAAGGATTACTAGGCACACCTACAGAAGGTAGTCCTGACCACGCAGTTAATCCATCTCCTGCTTTTAGTACTCCACTATCTGTAGCTACTATTAGTTCTCCACTCGCTATAATTTCAGTAGAATATTGTAAAGTGTTATAATCGCTATTTTTAGTAACAATTGTTGTATATCTAGGCATTATATTTCAACTTTTAAAGGGGTGTCGGTGTTATTGTTGGTGTTGGTGTTGGCGTTGTTGTTATGGTAGGAGTAGGAGTAATCCCTCCCCCATCTATAACACTAGGTGATTGATAATACGTAATTTCATCATTTTTATTTGTCAATCGGCTTTCTACGTCAAAATAAAGTTCTTGGTTCGTAATAGGGTCTCCACTTAAAGCAACAATTTGTCCTGCATGTGTGAGTATTACAGCACGGCCATTATTCATTGATGTGCTTGATGATGCATTTGTTACTACATCATTTGTACCAATACTTCCCATATTATTATTCTCCTTTTAACTACTTGTGTCCCCTACATAATATCTAGGATCATCAAATCTAGTATCATATTTAGATTGTATTTGACTAATATTAGGAAGGTTTGTTACGTGGTTATTATTTACTAAATTATCTCTAAGACCTGTTCGTGGTACTGTTACTACAATAGTACCGTTT